ATGATAATGGCGAGACGCGAACAGCTGGCGCGAACCGATGCCGTCATTTCAATATCCATCGCCTTAACCGTGATGGAAAAGTTCATTCGTAAATTTTACGCCAGGATGGGCACAAAACGGGAGATAGCGCGAGGTGTGGACGCAGAGGAGACTTGGGCGATCACAGAGATAGCAACGGTCGCCGCAAAGCGGTTTTCCCCCTTCGCACTATACGTCGATGACGAGGCGCACCATTGGGAATTCGTGCGCCCTACCGTGCGTCAAGCCGTCATGGCTGTGCCGATGGATGTACGCATCGCGCTTGCTAAAGGCCAGGAAACGGCGTCGCGCGAGATCGCACAACGTATTTTTGATGCAGTTGACCGCGAATTCCGGCTCGTCCCCTTAAAATCATCACCGCAGATGCACGGGAAGGATCCGTGGGAGGAAATTTTTCAGCGTGAACACGGTCATGCATCCCAACGAAAGGTGCCGTGACCCCATGTCGAGACTCACATACACCGCCGATATGGCTATAGAACAGACTGACACCCACCCCCACGCTCCCGACGAACACTATTGCGAGCACCCCGGCTGCAATGAATGGGGCGGCTACGGCATGGCCCGCTCCAGAGGCGAGCCCGTACGCTGGTGGTGCTGGCCTCACTATCCATTCAAGGAGCCAGGATCGGCCCGCACCGGTGGAGCCTTGCCGGCCTGAGGCCACCGCATTATCTTCCAGATATCTGGAGGCACCCTATGCTGCGCGAAATCGGGTTCTGGGCTGTGATGCTTTTCTTCCTGGTATGCGCCGGCATCGGCTTCGTGGTCAGCATCGTCCGGCTTTTCTATGCGTTCTGATCGGAGACCGGCATGTGCAATCTCTACAATGTCCGCACCAACCAGGAAGCCCTTCGCGAGATCGCGCGAGTGATGCACGATAGGCTCGGCAACTTGGAGCCGTCGCTTGATGTCTTCCCGGATCGAGCCGGCCCGGTCGTGCGCGAAGGTGCAGACGGTCGAGAGTTGGTCAATCTGACATGGGGAATGCCGTCCCCGCCCTTCGTGACAAAGGGCAACCCTGACACTGGCGTGACGAACATCCGCAACACCACCTCGCCACACTGGCGCCGGTGGCTTGGCCCCAACAACCGCTGTCTCGTCCCGTGGACGACGTTCTGCGAGTGGGAAGACACAAGGCCAAAGAAGACCAAGCGCTGGTTTGCCATCAACGAGGAACGGCCGCTGGCGTTCTTTGCCGGCATCTGGACGGCATGGAAGGGTGAGCGTGGCTCGCAGAAGAACCCGCGTCCGGGCGAGCACGAGCTTTTCGCTTTCCTCACGACGGACGCAAACAGCGTGGTTAAGCCGATCCACCCCAAGGCGATGCCCGTTATCCTCACGACAGAGGAAGAGCGCGATGTCTGGATGCGAGCGCCTTGGGACGAAGCAAAGGCTTTGCAACGCCCCCTTCCCGACGACGGGCTTATCCTGCTGCCGGTCGAGCTTGAACAGCCGAGCTTCCTGTGACGACGATCTACGCCATCTCAGCCGTTGGCGTCGTAGTCGCCCTTCTCGCCTGGAAGACGCAAGCAATGTGGGCGATGTTTGCAGCATCAGCCATCAACGCCGCGGCGGTGTGGTTCGTACTCACGGCGTGCCTGGGCTATAACCACTGATCGACCGAAATACTCGCCAAAGCCGTGCAAATTGTCGCCACCAAAAGTTGCAAATCCATTAAATTGCCGTTATATCCGGTGCATCCATATGGAGGCAGTCATGTCCAGTGCAAACGACAATGCCGATACGGAACTGTTCAAAGCGGCGATGGCCTTGGTTCGTAAAAATTTCTCCGACGGCAAAACCGCCGCGGAGACAAAAGAAGAATTTGAACGACTCTACAGGGCGAAAATGCCGGCGCATCCTAACTCGGATTTGTGGGGCGATGATCCAGCCGAGGACACGCCTAAATCGCCCGCTTAAGGTATCCCGTCACGTTCAGACACCTTGAAAAAGAGCCGCGCGATCGAGGGAATACGTTTGACGCGCGGACGATTTAATGGAATTTTGTTGACAATATTTCTCAGGTTCTGGACGTCGAGGTCAGACGATGCCGCATCGGACGAAAAAGGAAGCTCAAACGCGACTGGCGCTTGGCGTTGCTCGCGTCTCAGCCCTTCAGGGAGACGATGCGAGGGCATCACTTGAGAAGTTGAAAGAACATCTCGCAGTCGTTGATGCCCTCGAAAATTCGTGTGGCGGCGAGCTGCCGAAACAGGATTCCGACGTCACTTCCGATGACGCTGCATCTTCATAGGGTTCGCACGAAGGTCAGTGGCATGAAGCCACGCCATTTCGATGAAGTGCGCGAGCAACCAGTCGCATTCCATCGCCTTATCCTTTAGCTCACGAAGCATTGTCTCCGTGTATGCGACGTTTTCCTCGGGGGTCGGATCCGGCCTGCGAACAACGGGCCTCTTATCAACGAGAGCTTTCACGCGCAATTTCACAACCGCATTATCCATGAGAACATCTCCTCCAAGACGATTACTGCAACTTTACGTTACGCCATATCTAGAGTTGATCAATCCCAATTAATGATAGGTTAACAGTTACACGCAAATATATGCGTTGCAGCGCAATACAACCTATTGACGTAACGGAAGCTTGCTCTCGCTACGGCAGCCGACTGAGCTGCGTGCCCACCCGCTTATTCACTTTATCGTATGAGCAGAGGCGGCGGAACAACTACCTCGCACTACCGTTTCACGACCACGACTAGTCTCGCGTAAGGTGCAGTTACCATCAAAGTTTGAATGCGTCGGGGTCCGCAGCAGCCGCTTGCGCCGACGTTGCCCCTCTTTCTCCCGGCTGTCTGAGAAGAGGTGACACCATGCCCAAGTTCTTTTTCCACATCAGGACTGCGTTTAATTTCCACCCTGACGAGGATGGGTGGGAGTTCGGATCGAGCGCGCTCGCGCGTTTGGGGGCAATTGCGGCCATACGGGAAGCTCTGTCCCCGGCCATGTCGCGCGGCCACACGATTGATGGCCGATGGTTCGAAATAGCCGATGAGGCTGGAGCGACCGTCGAGGTTGTCTCGTTCAACGAAGCAATCCGCTCAGCATAAATGAAGCGCTGGGCGCGGCGTCAAGCGCTCCTTAGAAGGGATGCCCCTCGGCGCCGAACTGCGCGCACCTCGCGACGTAGGATTTTCCGCGCAATTTGTCCGCCTAACCGTCCACCCATACGATCGTTCCCCATTGAAGACGTTGGTACCGAGCCGACTTTACTGGCATCGATCACAGATGGCCTTATTTGTTTCCTTGCTAATACCTCAATAAGCGCGCATGGTTGATATTCCAGTAGCCATCATCACGGGCGCTACTGTTTGAGGGCTTGCTACCCTAGCCCCAACGAAAGGAGGACAACATGTCTTCCGATACGAGACCTACTGTTTCCTCTGCCGATATGAAAATGATCCGCTCACTGCTTTTTCGTGCAGGGTACAGCGCGGGGTCCCCCATAGAGGGAGAGTTTCGTGCTGATACGGCGACCGCTATGCTTATCGAGAGAGTGCGTGACGGCGAAACTTCCCCAGCGGTTCTTGAGCGTTTTCTTGGCAACAGCTATGGCCGCCCCGAGCCGGAGACAGAGTTGTTTAAATCGGGTCTCCCGCAGTTCGCCATTCAAGGCCTGCCTGCTCGCGCCGCCTATCGGATTAGGCAAGCAGAGACCAAGTGATCCAAGCGGTGAGAGCCGGGCTGGTTTCGGTAAACCCCAACGGCTTCAAATGACCTCATTTGTTTCTTGTAAACGCTTCGATAGGCGCACAGGATAATTTCTTCGGCAGCCGACGTTTTGGGCGCTGCCATGTGAGGGTTTACTACCCTGAACCCAACCGAAAGGAGGACAACATGTCTTCCGTCATCAATCCTCGTCAAAACGGACATCTCGTCGCGACCGCGACGTCGCATCTCGTCGTAACGGCGAGCATAATCATGATCCTCTACGTCCTTGCGGCGGGATGGCTTTGGTAGACCTCCGGCTGACGAGCCGAAGGACAGCAGCCAGATCCCGAAGCGCGATCTATCAAGAACTCCCGACCGCCGCCAATGACGGTCCGGTCCATACCAATGAAACCCCGGATGAGTGCGCCATGAGAACGACAGAGACCGAAATCACCTTCACCCGGCCTTTCCGGATTGAATCTCTCGTCGAGTTGCAGGACGCCGGCACCTACATGCTTATCGTCGATGAAGAACTCATCGCTGGCTTGAGCTTCCCCGCATATAAGCGGGTTGCCACACACATTGAGATACCATCGCTTTCGGCGCCGACAGTGATGAGGCAACGCCTTCAGGTCTCCTATAATGAAATTTACCGGGCTCTTGCGCTGGATGCGAGGCAGGCTTCGCCTCCTAGTCTCGATCCGTTTGCCTGAAAAAGCATTCACCATCATCCCACTGAAAGGATGGAACTATGTCTTCCATAATCCACAACGTAGACTTTAGCCGAGCGAGCAATCGCATTCTCAATCAGATGCTCCAAAGGGCCGGCTACGTCACAGAACGAATGAAGCCCCTCATCGGCCCGCTGGCGGCCCAATCGGGGGCAGTGCTCCAACGCTTCATGGAAGGAGTTCTTGACCGACACGAAAACCACAGCCCGTCGGGCCCGGTTGCAGGAGCGGTATACGGCCGGCCCTAATACGCCGATCGTCGTGCGGCCTGCCGCACCGGCTGAGGGAGTCCTGACGATGTGCGAAAGCGTCACGGTGGTGATCGTCGCTGTCCAGCTTCTAGCCGCTGCAAGATCTCACGGATCACCTTGATATCCCCTGATTGCGCCGAGACGAGCGATTGCAAATCCTTGATCGCCGCTGATGTGGTCGCCGTGGTCTGCTCGGCCGCCGCGATGCGATAGGTCAGGTTGTCGATCTTCCTGACTTCACTCTCGATCGAGCGAAAGCGCTCCTCGGTGCGGCCTTCGACGCTCTTCACCTCGGCCAGGCGCTCCTTGTGATACTGCTCGTGCCCCATGCGCCAGCGTTGAAGCTCTTCCACGTCCCGCGTCGTATTGGCCCAGACATAGATGCCCGTCGCCAGCAAAGTCGCGAGGCTGACGAGTTGCAGGAGTGTATTGAGGTTCCATTCAAGCTTCGGCGCTCTGGATATGCCCATGGTCTTATCCTCCATCACTGCCCCGCTTCACCATGCCGCCGGCATTCGACTGCGCTCCACACGCCGCCGGCGCAAAGGCCGACAACGGTGCGATCGATCTTGCGTTGATCCGCCGGCGTCGCGCCACGCGCGCCGACGAGATCAGTTCCCACGACGCGGCGTAGGCCCGTCGCATCGGCCGGCCCCGAAGTTCCACAACCCGCCGCCGTCAAGGCACCGGTCATAAGCGCTGCGAGCATCGTCAGCCGCGTTGCGTGCGTCATTGTTCTGCCTTTCGATGGAGGTGCGCATGCTATCGGCGCCCTTGTTGCGGATCTCGGCATAAAGCCAGATGAGGACGCCGGCGGCGGCGGCGCCAATGATGATCTTCGACCAATCGATCATTCCGCGACCTCCGCCTTGATCTGCCGGACGGCGGCGATGATCTGGCTGCGCAGGAGGAGGAAGAGCAGGAGCACGACGACGAGAACCATGCCGCCGGCGAGGATGGCCTGCCAATCCATTCCCGACAGCCAGCCAAGACCGATGGTGCCGAGACCGCCGGTGCCCGTCAGCCAGGTCAGCCAATTCGACTTTTCCTTGACCTTCTGCTCAACCTTCTCGGGCACGACAGGCTTTTCGACCGGGACGGCCACCTCTCGCACCGGCTGGCCCTTGGCGTGGCGGTTCTTGACCTCAGACAGGCAGTTCCGCAGACGATCCACGCTGATGGCCGCATGCTGCCCCGCATAGGCGCCCTTGCCGTCGAGCTTCGGCAGCGAGGCCCACTCGTGCGCCAGATTGTTGATCAGCGCATCCTCGCTCAGCCGGCCGGCGAGGTACTTGTCGATCCCACGGATGCCCAGCAGGTAGCAGGCCATCTCATCCTGGCAGTCGGCGTCGAACTTGCGCGTCAGCGGATAGCGATCGGGGAGAGCCTTGCGGATTGCGCGCGCCGTGGTCCTTACGATCTGATAGCGGCCGGCCGCCGACGAGTTCAGCTTCTTGTTGTCGGGATCCGACAGCATCTTCGTCTGGAGCGCGTCCAGTTCCTTGAGCGTCATGGCGATGAGCTCGACGGTCGGCCCCTTCCCCTTTGTCACCTTGCCGTCGAGCATCTTCCCGTAGGCAAGGGTTTCGTTGTAGCCCCGCCCCTTGTCGGTTCCCTCGGTGAAGCCGATGAGGTCGAGCAGCGGGCGGTAGACATGATACTTGTCGGCGCGCAAAAGCGCCGTGCCTTTCGGTACGGTTCTGTCCATGGGGAGATCCTGTGTTGGAGGAAGAGTTATTCAGGCCAGATGATGTCTGGCAGCTCTGTAAGGAAGTCTTCGACTGTCGGCTGTCCCCGCTCGCCGGAAAGCACCCTGTCCAGTTCCGCATAGGCGTAGCGCCAGACGCCATCACGCCACGCGACGAACGCCTGCGCTTCGGCCACCCGGTCAGAGCGGCTAAATCTCGACTGCGCTCAAAGCCAGAAAGTCACATCAATGCTTGCAATGCTGCTTTGATCGCTGGAACCGACCGCGCCGTCACTGCGGCCACTGTCGGGTGCAGATCGTCGGGAATGTCCACGGACGTGGCCGAAGCCCATAGCGGGTAGAGGTCCAGCAGGGTTACACCCTGGGCTAGCGCAACCGCCCGATAGATGTCGTTGAAGGTCTCCAGCTGCGCTCTCGACGAAGACGCCTGCGTCCCGAGTACCTTGTTCATCGTCATCAGAAAGATGGCAGTTCCAGACGTCCCGGCCTGTAACTGGTCGATGAGCGCGTTGATGTTCGAGGTGCTCTGAGCCGCCGAAAGCGCGGCGCAGTCGTTGGTCTGCGTCTCGATCAAGACCGCCTTCGGGCGAAGGTTGATCACCCGATCGGCGACGGAGAGCGTAGTCCCCGAATTGCCTCCCGACACGGCAAAGTTATAGCACCGAACCGTGTCTTCCGATCCGGGCTTCAACGCCCGGATCAGATTGGGAACGTAGGTGATGTCGTAGCCTGGGGCAGAGAGGCTGGTGCCGAGAACGGCGAAATCAAAGAACTGTGTCATAGAAAACTGTCTCTCGGGTCGTACCAGCCACGGGTGAAGAGTAGGAGAGTGACACCGGACGACGACGTGAAGAACTGCAAGCGGCTGATGCTATTCGTCCACACCTCCATCAAAGCGCCGGCCGACAGAACTCCTGATGCGCTACTCGGCACGTAGATGACCGACCAGTCTGTGCTCATGTTACCGGCCATATCCGGGTCGCGGATCGCCAGATATGCCGTTCCGCTGGCAACGCGCGGGAACGGAGCGATCGTCGCTCTGGTCTTAATTCCGAGCGGCGTCGAAATCGTTACGAGCAAAGGTGTGTTCAAAGTCATCGCCGTGAGATTCGCGTCTACGACCGGCGAGTGCCAATAAAAATTGCCACCAACTTGGAGGAACGGCTTAATCACACCTGCGGCATCCACAAAAATGGAACCGATACGCCTCTTGAGCGCGAAACCGCTCGGCATGACCGGTGTTACCGGGCTCGTCGAACACAGGACGTCATTCGGAAGGGTGCCATGACCGCCGATCGCGAAGACGTGATACCAGGTGCTGTTCGCCTTCGCCCCGACATCGAGCATTCCAGCGTTTGTGCCGGGTGCAAAGATGGCGTCCAGCCTCTTGGTGATTGCAGCCGCCAGCCGCATCACACGCCCGTTATCGATTGCGGCAGCCCAGCCCGGGGCAATGTCGATATCGTTCGTCATGTCGGCGAGATTGTTGGACATGGTCAGCCCAAACAGAAGCCCTGGAAGCACGATCTGATCGGCACGCGCCATTACGATGCCGCCCGGCGTGACACCATCCCCCAGGACAACAGTCCCGAGGTCGTCATCGCTGCCAATCTGGCCCAGCGCAGGCGTTGCCGCCATCCGCTGTGCCGTTGTCCCATGGATAAGAATGCGTTCAGTGCTCATGCGCCCCAAACTCCATCGTTTGCTGTTTCGGTGATTGTGTCGCCCCAGAGACCGTCATTGATCGTCTGCGGCACGGAACCGGGGAAGAAGGCCCATTCGGCAGGGTTCTCCCTTGGCTTCAGGTTCGTGTTTTCGCCCGTTGCGATGTAGGTGGCGGGGGCGGCTTCGACGTCTTCGTCAATTACGATATCCCCGATGGCATAGTCGTCGGTCGAAGACCAAGGGCCGCGGAAGGTAACGCCGCGGGGGCCGCGAGCCCCCTCACCACCCCGCACGTTGACGGCATCGTCGATGTTGCTGACGAGGCCGCCCGTGCCGACATACAGCCCCGTACCTGCCGGCTTCGTGCCCTCTCCGCCGATGAAATCCGAAACGCGGACGACCGTTTTGGGACCGTACGGAACCAGTTCGGTTTCAATGGCCCAGCCCTTATATCCCTGGACACCACGAGGGACTCCGAGGTTCAAGAGGTATGTGCCATTCGAGCCGGACACAGAAGCCGTGACATTCTGATCAGGATCGCGCGTGGTGACAGCACCCGCAGCAAGTGTGGGGGGTGGACCGATTGGACCGGTTCCGTACGCGAACGGTCCGGCCCAATCACCGGCCGTCGCGGAGCGCTTGACCCAAAGCTCAACCTGCGCTTTCGATACATCGAGATAGGAAAATCCCTTCTCGCGCGTGTCGTATAGCGCCCGGCCTGCTGTGTCGCCGGACTGATCATATTTCCAGAATACCCCGGAATCCATCTCTGCGATGATGCGCGCAAGCGTCTCGGCGTTCTTCGCAACTCGCGCGACATCATTTTCAGGCTGGATCGCATAGGCATAGGTGCCGTCATCGCCCGTCCATTGCAGCGCCGCAAGGATCTGCGTGTTGTTTTCGACCGAGGCGATCGGCAGAGGGTTTCCGCCATCGGCCTGCACGAATATCGTGCCGCCGACGATAAGGGCCAGCTGCCATGCAGTGTCGGTTCCCGTGACCACGGCGCTGCCGTTCGTCAGGGTAATGGTCCCTGTCGTGTAAACTGTCATCAGAATATGACCTCGTCGAAAATGAAGCACTTGACCGACAGGGACCGACCAAGGCGGTTGTAGACCCGGAGCGATCCGCTGGACGCTGTGAGACGCGCATAGAACGTATCGGCGCCCGGCAGGGTATTGTCCGCAGCCTTGAGCACAATGAAGGGCGAGACGCTATATGATTGGCCGAGGCTGACAGCGGCCACCCCACCCGCAGAGACGGCAACCGTCACAACCTGCTTCGGCGTGAGGGGAATCATGCCTTCCTTGAGCGTTAGGTTCTGATCGGCAGCCCCAAGGGCGTCATACCCCGGACGAGATGCGCGAAAGCGAAACTGCCCCCCGCTATCGCGACCAATAAACACGCGCTGCGCCATTAAAGTGCCCTCTTGAGAATGATGTAATTGAGATCGACAGCGCCGGTCACATTCGGGATCTCGACGTACATTTTCGCTCGCATCGTCGTGCTGTCAGCCAGCCAGATCCCCCATTGCAGCGTCTGCCAACTTGTCGTCTCGTGAACAGCACAGTCCGCCGTGGGGTAGTAATCGGAGCTGACGGGGATGCCGAGATCGTTGGAGCTGGCATAAGTGAGAGAGGCATAGGTCAGTGGTGTGTAGCCGAGGCTTGGCCACGTCACTGTGCCCCACCAGAGCGTAGCGGTTGGGTCAAAGCTCTGCCGCGAGAGGCGTATTCTGCCCTCGCGGTGGACCGAGACATTTTGATACCGAGAATCCAGAAGCAGGGCCTTTGAGGGAGCAAGAACGCTGTCTCCCGGCTGACTGAGAAATATCCCGTTCGAAGCAAATGTCGGGTGTTTCCCGATAATAAGGCGCCGAGCCATGATCAGCCGACCCCGATTATTTTGTAATGCACGGTCCCGGCGAACCTGTAATAGCCGGAACCGGAACCAAAGGGCGCGCGATGAACCTCGACGCGATCGGCATAGACCCGCGAAGCACTGCCATACCCGCGACTGGATTCCCGTCGAAAACCCGGGAAACCTACCTCAATGAAACTGATGTCTGTCCAGTTGTAGACGTAGTGAACGATTGCTGCGGGAACGTAGCCTGGAGACGGAAAGTTGATGATCATCGGCGCAGATGAATTTGTGACCAGCTGACCCATCTGAGATGAATCCACCGGCGGCGCAGTATCCGTCATCGTGCCGGATGCGATGATAACCCCTGAAAAGTCCCAATCGGAATCCAGCAACTTTTGATTATCCGCAAGGCCAGAGGTTCTGGCGTCAAAACCCGGCTTCGTCAGAATGAGCCGACCGGGCGTGATGAGAAGGCGCCGCACCATTAGTCATCCACCGAGAGGTAATCTTGCGTGAGGTTGATCACGAACTTGCCTGAGGGGCCGGTGAGATAGCCGGCCGTGACCGTTCCAATGTTTGCGACCTGTAGCTTGAGAACACCGCCCTCAAAAACCATCGGCAGTGTCGTGGCCGTGCCGTTTGTCACGACGAATTGGTCGGCCAGGATCGCCAAGCGCGTCCGCTGGACGCCGGAGACCGTGTACAACTCCAGAAACAGGCCGGTTTCCTTGTAGGTCTGCCCGATGGTCCCGCGTATCGAGATCGAGTAGCGCGCATCGACCCCGCTTTGGTTCGCGGCAAGGCTGAACTTCGCAAGCCCCTGTGCCGACACGTCACCAACAGCAACGTTCAGGCTCGCCGTCATCAGCGCCAGCGCGTCCGTTTCGTCGGCAAGCGCCGAAAGTTCCGTGGCGACGGCAGCCTTGTTGCTGTCATAGTCGGCCTGGAGCAGCTGGATGATCTGCGCCAACGCCTCGTCGGCCGTCACCCGGACCCGCTTTTCCTCGAGGATCTCGGCAAAGGCGCGACCGGCTTCCGCCCTGATCTTGTTGCGCTGGATCTGACCAACACCCGCATCGAGCGAGAAGTTGGTGAGAGCGTCGAGGATCAGGTTAAGGGCGTCCTGGTTGTCCTTCTGAATCTCGGCGAAGCGGTCTGTGACATCTTTGTTGAGGTTCTTGAGATACGCTATGAGCGAAAGCGTTCCCGTCTCTGTCGATGTTGTTACCCACGGCGTGTACGTCTTGAAGCGGTCTGGAACGGTCGTGATCGTTGCCCTGCAAACATAGATCTTATTCGAGATCACATTTTTCGTTGTAGTGAATTCACCACTCTCAGGGCTAAAGCACGCATCTTCAAATATCTCAGCGATCGAGCCATCTATGGCGTAGAAAAATCTGACAGCGGTGATTGTGGGGTCGCTGGGCGGCGTCCACGTAAAACGAAGAGATGGAACGTCGTAGCCGTTGCCGCCAGCAATAATGCCAGCCTCGGCGTGGAAGTTCTGCACTGTCGTCAAAATGGATGGATTGACCGGCGCCGTCGGTGGAATGACGACAGGTCCCGGCTCGATACCACCGTCGTCATATATGTCGGCTCCGGCCTCCGCCAGCTTAAGCGTCGGCCGAATACGATCATCAAGAAGCCATTCTGATACCATCCATTGCTTGCCGCGCCAGGTGACCCATTCTCCTTCCTGGACTTTCAGGCCGACGCGCCGGCTGACAGGCAGCGTTACCGTGCCGCCCCTCCGATTCTGGCGATACCGAATGTTCAGAAGATATTGCGCGATGTTGGGATCGGTTACCTGAAGGAAGTCATTAGAAACCTGCCGAGAACGCCCATCAGCGGCTATGTCGGCATTCACATAGACCGGCTTCAGGCTTTCGGGGTTCCACATCAGTTCGATAGAGGTGAACTGCCCAGACATGTGGTTGTATCGATCGAATGCGGATTTCTTGAACTGAAAGTCCTTCGCACGATCAGCAGGAATGTCGTCCGGTGTTATTTCGACCACCGGAATTTGTGGTGCACCGGCAATCACGCCGGACAGGCCGCGGCGGTTCAGGCCGTACCCCGCCATAGCATCGTCGAATTCCTTGAGAATTTCGGTATGGTCGTCATTGCCAGACGCCCAGAGAGAGCACTGGTAGGTCTTTCCGCCGCGGGGTCGCGGAGTGTCGCACACATTCATCGCGACGAAGTAAGTCGGAAGATCGATCTGCCCTAGACTTTTCCCCTCACCGATCAGCGTTCTGCCGGATAGCATGGCCCGCAGCCCAAGCTGATAGTTTAGACGATGGACAGCCGGGTTTTGCGTATGGACCCATGTCGCTGGATTGCTCAGTCGCTGCGACCCAGATCCACCGGCGATGGTCGAGTCATAACGAGGATCGTACTCACGCAACCCTCGCAAGACGAACTCGATATCCGGCTTTCCTTTGTCGAAAAGGCCGCCGTCGTAGAGCCGTTCGACGATAACGTAACAGAGACCGGCATTCGTACTCTGCGGCTTCCATGTTTGGCCAAGCGCCGCCGTATTGGCAACGAGCTTTGCATCCACACCCTGCCCAGGGCGACCGTCATAAAAGCGTATGGAAAAAAGTTCGACGCCACCCGAAATAAAGTTGTCGACGCCGTAGTGCGCCGCTTCATTTCCGATGATTGCCCGCGCATGAAGGTTCCACTTCTGACCATAGAAATAGATATATGGCTCCAGCCCGTCGCACCATCCATTGGCGAGGATGAAGACTTCTGCATTGAACTTGTTTCCCGCCCCCCACTTTGCGTAGAACGTGCGGTGGCCCTTGACCTTGCCCACGCCGTAAAGCGTGCTGACCGGGACATTGCCCCCGTACTGCGTCTCTCCCTGAACAGCAGTGTATGTCCGCTTTTTCGGGCGTCGAAGGTACTGGATCCCGAGGCTCGCGGCATAGGCGAGGCCGCCGGCGATGAGCGTTGCAGCCAGCGCGGAGCCGCCAAAGAGCGCGCCGGCGATTGCCGACCCGATCAGCGAAAAGATTGCCATAGGGGATTATCCGATGTGGAAGGCAGCGATGACGTCGGAGAGAGCGCAGTCGAGCAACCCCCTCGGCGTCTTGGTCCTGAAGCGCGTGCCGAGACAAACGCCGACATGCTCAGCGCCGTCGGAGAGGCGCAAGATGACGAGATCGCCAAGCCGGGCACTCGCACCGCCGATGGCAGGACGGCCAAGCTCAGACGTCCAGAAATCGACCAGACTGGTGAAGCCGCGGCGACGCAGGGCGCGCTGGGCACCGGCAAGCGTCCGATAGCTGCCGGCGAACTTGCGGACAAGTTGCGTCTCCTCCAGCGCATCCACAAGCGCGCACCCCATGAAGAAGCAATCCGAGCGCGCCGGGTCGCCATAGGCATACGGCTTCGCCAGCTCCGCGGTCAGCGTAGCCGTTACAATTCCAAATCGGTTCATGTGGTCAGCCTGTCCTCTGTCCCCATTCCTCGGGGATGGTGGCGTTGGTCGCGACATATTCGAGCCCGGTATCGTTCGGGTCGTTATCGAACTGCTGTTCTGTGAGGGCTCGCTTTACGCCGGTCGAGCCGCGGGCCGAGCGGCCTGGCGGCTGGAGATCGATCGACATTGTAAGGGAACGCTCCGCGCCGTTCACGGCGCCTTCGTTGTAACGAACCTGATCGATCTCGTAGATCGAGGACGCCAGGATGCCTATCACCTCGTCCGTGTCCGGATTTCCAGCGAGATGGGCGATGACCACCGGCGCGTTCTGATAGTTGAACTCCTCGATCCGGGCGATAGCATCGTCTGGGTTCTCGACGGGGATGTTCGAAAACACGATGGTCCGCGTCGTCACCGCCACCCCGAGCGCGCTCGACATATTGCCCGTCTCAAGAAACCGGTTCGGCAAATACACGAGACCATTGTGGGTGAAGTTTCGGCCTCCCCGATGATAGCCGACCGACTTTCCGGGGAGATCGAAGCGGACAAGGTCAAGGATCGATAGACGCCCGGTATCCACCAAGGCCTCTACTGCGGGGTCAAGGGCGCTCATGAATAGAAAACCTCTGTTGCCGAAAACGACGCGTCCCTGCCGCTACTCGCCTTTGGTGCTTGAACACTCCCCGGGTCAATCGTCATGACGGTAGACGGCCTTTCGAAGTTCACCACGGCATTCGTGTTGAAGTTTTGCGTATCGAGGCCGAACATGATGTAGAGCGTGACCACGCCGAAATTCGTCGCTGTTGCCGGCTCGACAATCCTGTGGAGGGATCGCTTCAAGGCCGTCATGCGAAACTCGATGTAGTCGCCGGGCAGCAGCTTGAAACCCGCGGGCAAGCCCGAGATAACCACCTGTCTGCTGTTTACGACCGTTTGCAACACGGCTTGCCCGGTAAATGCCCCGCCTCCAGCCTTGTTGCCAGAAAGTGGCGACTTCGTATCCATCGCGATCGGTCGGGGCCTGGCTGGGTCAAAGGCGAGAAAAGGCGCACCTCGCGCATCCGCCTTCATGATAAACGCATCGAACAAACCCGAATTCTGAGGCAGGGCGACCTCGGCAGAATAAGACGCCACCCAATACGGCGTCATGCTAGCCGCCATTTCTGTTCGGCGCTTTTCCATCATGTTTATGTCAACAGGGCTGATCGGATCGAGCCGGCATGTTCCCCAAGGAATCGGCGGGAGGTTAATGGGATCGGCCATCAGACCGTGCCTCCATTCTGCTGGATATTTTGACGCGCCGCATTGTTCTGACGAACGATTTCAATGCTCTGCCCCTTCGCCTCTTCGAGGACTCGGGCGAGAAGGTCTGGCGAAAGAGACACCTGAATGATTGTTCGGCCTGTTTCGCTTCCGCCGCCGGCCGAGAATGCACCGCCCTTCGTGTGGTCAATGACGGTCTCGTAAGGGTGCAATAGAGCCCAAAAGCCGCCCTTGCCGTCTTCGCCACCGGAACGCGTGCCGTTGCCGGTATAGCCACCTCCGTCAAAGCTCAGCGGGCGAGGCGTCGGCACCGGGCCGATAGAAGGAAGAGATGCGGAGCCACCACCGACGCCACCGAAGACGCTCGAAAGCAGCCCACCGAGAAGGCCACCGCCGGAAATGCCGCCTGACATCGGCCCACTACCGAAGAGTGCTGCTTCCAACGCAGCTTTTTCTATCGACTTGGCAAGGTCTTCGAAGACATCAATCAGGCTCTCGCCCTCAACGATGGCGTCGATGAAGCCTTTCTTCAGGTCGTCCTGCATATCGTTGTAGAAGTCCGCCTGCTCTTGAGCTTTGCGGGTTTCTTCCGCGACCCGCGACATTGTATCGGCCAGGCTTTCCAACTTCGCCCGCTGGGGATCAGTGAGTTCGATGCCCTTCTGGCTGGCATCGTTCAGGAGCTCGGTCGTGTTGAGGAGTTTATCGGCTTCCTGCTCGGTCAACCCGACCGCGGCGCGCTCGGCGTTCAGGCTGGCGATGCGGCGCTCAGTCGTCTTGATCAGGTCCTCGTACAACTCGGCCTGAGTTTTTGGTCCCCTGCCCTTCCTTCGTCCGCCGAATTGGCCGGGAAGGCCATCGAGTTCGATGAGCGGCCGGCTGCCCGGCGTCGGCCCGCGCTCAGGAAGCGGGAAGCTCTCCCCTTGGATTGGGCCATCTGCGCTTCGTTCGACGCCAGAGTATGCCCCCTGTGACGGATGGCGGCTCGTCAGGTATGCTGCATATTCAGCCGCTCGGGCGTATTGGTCCGCTACGCCGCTAACCGCCGAAGCCAGACTATTTGCTGGCCCGATTGCGGCGCCGGTAAGCCTCGCAAACTCCGCCGCATCGAGCGATGCTTGGTAGGCATTCTTCTGGACCTCCCTAAGTTCAGGAGACAATTTCGCACCCTCGTCCGTCGCGCGAGCTAGCTCGTCACCGAGCCGCATAGCAGCTTGGGCTAGTTCACCGGGACTTGTGGCGCTTCCCATCTCGTCTAGGGCATCATTGATACGGGTCGCTTGAATGAGCGTGAGCCCATACTGGTTCTCTAGTAATGCGACTTGTGTGCGAACCGCTGCAATTGCGTCAGCATGGGCGAAGTTGGTGGACGCAAAGTCGTATCGCTCTACCGCCTGGGCAATCTCCTCCAAGGAGCCGGCAATGGCATCCCGAGCCGCTGTCATAGCCTCTTGGAACTCAAGCTCCTTGATCTTCCGCATAGCCTCGTAGACGCGCTCGGCGCCTTCGGCTTGCCCACCGAATTTTTCGATCAACTCACCAGCTGGTAGAAGAGAGTTCTCGACAGCTTCCCGGTAACCCTGCATGGCGCTATCGAGGTTTTCGAAAGCATCCTCCAGTTCTTTCGCTTTGTCTCCACTCGTCACCATGTTGGCAATAAGTGGGAGCAAAGCGCCAGCGACCACACCCGCGGCGATTCCGACCGTGCCGAAGCCGAGCGTCAAATCCGGCAACTGGATTGCAAGCGCCTGCACCCAGTTGCCGGTTGCGCTTGCTTGCTGCGCTACCTGAGACAGCTGCATCGCGGCCATGCGCGTTTGCTGGCTCGCCATGATGGATTGCTTCCCGACTTGCTGCATCCCCTTGGATACATTGTCGTTTGCCTTATTGACGCGATTTTCCGTTCGCTCTGCTGTGTTAGCAAGACTGTCGAGAGCCTGCTCGCCGGACAAGAGCCCACGGCTGTCAGCCGCCAACACCAGAGTTGCAAAATCCACCATAGACAATTCCTGAGGACGCCCTTAGCGTCCCCCTTCTATTCGTGGGAGAGGCCAATGCGATTGAAGGTATGTATCGTTTTCAGCATTGTGCTCGCTGCCGGATCGGCAAGCGCGGCGCAGATATGGTCATCGGAAAGCGCGTGCATGCAGCGCCAGCTCGATCTGAAAAAGGTCGAAGACTTGCTAACCATCACCGGGGTTGAGATGGCCAGGGCCAGCCTAGAGGAGGCACCCAAAGCCGAACTGGGCGGCAAGATCGGTGAGAACCGAAAGAAGGTCGCAGCCGACATCAAAGAGATGAGGAACTTGCTACGCGCCCTTTGCGATAGCATCTTTCAATAATCGACTCGACTCTGAGTTGATCGCATGCTCCTCTTTGAGCGCCAAGCTATAGGAGGAAACGCATGGAGTTGCTCAACCGTGATCTACAGCGGCGAATTCTCACGGAACTGGCTGAGATATATCCCAGCGATGCGGCTGTGCAACGATCATTCAGAGACGTTGACGAGCGACAGGTCGGCTATAACCTGTTCTACCTGCACCAGCACGGCTTGGTAGATATCCACTACACAAAGATGCTGGACGGCAGTGTTCCGATCCATACGGCGACCATCAACGCCCGCGGGATAGACTTCATTTCCAACGATGGAGGCCTTTCTGCGGTCCTTGGCGTGGTCACCGTAAAACTTCACGAAGACACGCTGAAAGCGCTGCTCATCGGGAAGATCGGAGCGGCCAGCGGTGATCCCACGACGAAGAAGCTGCTCATCGAGAAAATCAAGGGGATGCCCGCAGAAGCTCTGAGCACAATAACAGAGCGCGCTCTGGAGTCCGGGCTTGATCAGTTGCCAGACCTGCTAGGCTCGCTGAGTAAATGGCTTGGCCTTTGAGGCAGCAAACGAACGAGAAAACCACTTCTCCGAAACCTTGCATTTCCATCGAAAAGGGCTGCCCGGTTCTAGCGGGGTCTCCTTGTCCCTGTTCGTAGAGATCAAACGAAGCGACCACCGATGGCTCCTCTTTCGGACGGATCGTTTCGATCCATATCTCTTTTGCGATCGGCATCGACGCCTCCATAAGAAAGGGGCTCCGTCTCGGAGCCCCGGTTGTTGTTGCCTGCCGCGCCGTGCGCTGCCATGGCCCGACACACCCGGCCACGCCATAACTCACCTCGCCAGCCATGTTCGCTTTCACGCCCGAGGTTGATAAGAGAACTCTCGGCGTAACTCCGCCCGCACCTACAGGGTGTAGTAGGTATGAACCGCCCTCTCCTGCCGTCGCTTCGGCTGGATTGAGACCATGTCGTATTCCGCCACCTCGTCCATGAGGGACGCGATCTGCCACGAAAGCCGCTTGATCACCTCCCGAGGATCTTCCACGGGCGGAACGACTGTTACTTCCGGGGTGAGTGCGGCTCCGTGGCCAGCAACAGCGACGGCTAAGCCGCCCTTGAGAACTGTTCGCCTGTTCATTGGATGAACTCCTCAGCGGAGATCATCGCGACCAGTGTGTCGAGCCCATCATCGCCGCGGACAAACCGGAGGCAGTCCACACCCGCTGCGCCGCGGAGATCGACAAACGGACCGACTTTGCTTCGCCCATGAGACGGTAGCTTCGAAAACTCCGCCAGCAACTCTCTGGCAAGCCGAATGCATTTGTTCTCTTGGGTTTCCGGCTGGACGGTCGTAGCAGCTGCTGCACCCACAGGGATGGATGCGGCGGCAAGGCCACCGAGGAAGGCGCGTCGTGTTGTTTTCATCAGGCCGCCTCCCCGCCTACAAGGACCGGGCCTATGGGAGCCGGTACGGCCATCGCCGAGACACCATCGCGTTCAGCGCGACGGAAGGCGTCGGCAACGAACGGGTTTCTGATCAGGTCGGAAAGCTTCAACATTCCACCCTCCTCAGTGCAGCGGCTTGTCGAGAAGTTCGGCCAGCTTGACCAGCCCCTTCGCCGTCACCAGCGCCTGCGTTGAAACGCGCTCCCTCCCCTCACTGTCCATATAGAGGTGGTCGTCGTGTTCCATGTAGCCGGCATGGCGGACCGTGTCGTATGCCAGCCAGTTCTTGTTGCCAGAGCGCTTGAAAATCCAGCGGCGCGTCTGCATGAACTGGAAAAGGAAGTCGCGCTTGACGGCGAGCGTCTTCGCGGCGTCCGTGATGCACATGCTGCCTTTGGCGCCTTCGAGACGATCCAGCTTCTTGAGCCGACCACCCTGCTCGGCAATGATCTCGTCCTTTTTGGCGACTTCGCCCTGGAGGTGCCCGATGACTCCGAGAACGACGCGGGGGTCGGAGAAATCGAGGGCCTTGGGTGTCGCCCCTTCCTCCAGTTCCATCCAACGGTCGATGATGCGAGCCCGAAGCTCGACACTGTATCCCGAGACGAGGATCAGGCACTCCCGCTTCGGAAGGTGAATGCAGGGACGCGTTTCACCATTTCCTCCATCATAGACGCCCCCAAATTTGGGGAGGTCTTCTTCGCCATGGAGATCGAGCAGCATTTTGCGCGCATCCCGCATAACGTGATCGTGGCGCTTTCCCGTGAGTTCCGCCACTTCGCGGCTGGACATGGTTAGCGAGCCAGAGAGTGGAACGGTAACGATTTGCGTGGTATTCAGATGCTCATTCATATCGGAACGACCTTTCCGGTGTGATTAACGCCTGCCTTGCCGGGCAGGTTGTTGATGTTGACGGCGGGGATTGCCGACCAAAGCTATTTCCCCGCCGTCTCTTCCTGGCTCTTCCGAAGAGCCTGAATTATCAGCGTATTTTGAGAAGCGCTTTCACGCTTCGCCTTCTTTTCTAGCCAGAGCTTCAAATCCGCTGGTATGCGGAGCGTCAGCTTGGGCATCTCGTCGCTCGGGTACATCTCACTCCTTTCATGGGTGCAACTTGCACTCACGAACGGTAGGGTCAAATCGACTTGATGTCAACTTGCACCCATTGATTTTCTGCGTGCAAGTCGCATTCATCGCCTATGAACGAGAAAAAGTACCCGAGCCAACTTGCCGAGCGATTTCAGATCCGCCTCCCGGATGGGCTGCGCGACCGCATTAGGGATTCCGCGTCTTCAAACAACCGCAGCATGAATGCGGAGATCGTCGCAGCCCTGGAGGAGAAGTTCCCGCCCAAAAGCATAGACATCTCGATGCTCTCCGATTTTCTCGAAAGCCTCATTGGTGTCAGTGCGCCAGACGGGAACAAGGAATATCTCGACTATATAAACAACGCACTGAGTGACGCGAAAATCCCATGGACCGTCGAGGCCGGATGGGACGGCGCAATCACTTTCTATGCACACACAGCGAAGAAGATCGCTCCGAAACCCGGTGATGAAGACGATGACCGCGTCGCTCGTAAGAACAAGCCTTAAACCTCCACGCTGGTTGAACACACGCGCATTGGGGCAGGCACATCTGACGAAGTCAATCACCGCGAAAGACGAGTCCATGTTGCTTTTTGCAATAGACAGAAGTTTTGAATTACAGTTATGCGCCTGATCTATTTGAGTAATCTCGGTAGCGCTGCCTGACTAAAAATCAGTTGCTTTATCAAAGGATCCAAGATCTTGGGCATTGCATTCTGCAACACCAATGTCTCAAGCGTTTTCCACAGGAATGCGATCATGCCCCTCACCCCAGAAGTCGAAGAAGCCCTCGACCGCTTTGCCCTTGAGCAGAACATCACCCGGGAGGAAGCTCTCGCCGTGATCGCCGAGGACTGGTTGATCGCGCATGTCTACATTCTTGCGCCCGAGGAGGATGAATGACGCCAAGTCCATTCCTTATCCAACTTGCTATTCTGCTTCTGCCCGGTGTCCTCTGGACGCACCTTGACGCAAAGTTCGGCTCAAGATCGAGCCCAAGCCAGATTGAGTTTGTGTTCCGGTCACTCCTGTTCGGCTTGGCGAGTTATGTCGTCGTTTACGCCCTCTACTGGGCGATAGGCCTCGACTTCTCCTTTATCGACATCGAACGCGCTCAGACGACAGTCGTTATTGACCGCCACATCGTTGGCCAAATCGCCGCTGCGACAGCCGTGGGGTTTTCGCTTAGCGTGCTTTGGCTGTATGCAATAAACTACAAGTGGATGACACGCTTCCTTCAAAAAATAGGCGCGACGAAAACCTACGGTGACGAGGATGTTTGGGACTTTGTTCTTAACTCTCGGAGCGCGGAGTCTGAGTACGTCCACGTTCGCGACTTCGACAACAAGATCGTGTACGCTGGATGGGTCACACTCTTCTCCGAAACCGGAAAAATGAGGGAGCTTCTCCTAAACAGCGTCGAGATTTATGATTTCGATGGAGCCCTTCTTTTCGAGATACCGAGAGTCTATATTGCTCGGAAACCGGAAGGGATGCATGTCGAGTTTCCCGCTACTCCAGAGAATGTCGCCGAGGAATCTAATGAGCTATAAGCCGATTGGAAGGAAAACAGAGACGGGACAGTACGTGCGCCCTTTGCAGGAAGGGTACGAGAAAAAAGGTGGGATAAACAGCTCATCATCGAAAGTTGTGTCGCGCCCTCCGCCCCCCGCCTCCATGTATCCAAAGCCGAACCAGCCGCCGAAGCGATGATGCGGAAATCTCAGCGCACTGCGTAAGACCTCAAGGCTTCCTGTTCGCCTCGCGCTGCGCAGCCCGCTCCTTTGACAGCGGCTGGCCCTCAGTTTCTCGCTCGATCGGCGGCATGGACAACGGCTCCTTGCCGGCGTTGAACTCGCGCAGGTAACCGGCGCACATCTTTCGAACCAGCCGGTATTCCCATGGCTCAAGATGCAGACCGGACGCGGCTGCGAACGCCACCATCTCTTGCCAGTCGGGTATCGTAAGGCCCATGCCGGTGCTTCGGATCGGGCCCAACTGCTGAACGGTATCCAGAAGGTACTCGCCAGCCTCAAGCTCAACCAGCGGCAATGGAGCGCCGACCGCCACGTACCTCTCCCCCCGAGAGAGCTTTTCATTGTTGATGGTAGATGCCAGCCAGCCCAGTTGCTCGGCAGCAAGAACTAGCTGGCGCTCCCTTCCCCCAAGATGGCGGCCCGATCAGTGGCGAAGTTCCGAACCTGCTCAGCGAAGGAGAGCTGCGTGCGGTTGCCGTTGACGAGTTGGAGGCCCAGGAACCATTCGACGTCGGCCGGCGCCACGGCGGGCTTGTTCCCGCGGTTCACATTCTCGAAACCGACGATAAGGGGGGCGATTTCCTTGACGATCTGGTCGTGGATTGTCGCAACTGCAACCGGCTCGCCGGGCTTGCGCTCGTCTTTCAGGCGCGCACGCTGGCTTTCCAGCACAGCCCCCTGGCCAGTCTCACCCTCGATACCGAGCACAAGCACACGGCATGGCTTGGTCTGCTTCTCGTCGTCGTAGAGCGGCTTTCCTGTGCCGGGGTGTTTGAGGTGAAGCGCACGAGGTGTTTCAGAAGCCTTCCGGCTATCGAGATCATTAAAGTCCATGGTTCACCTCAAGGAGCCGTCGTGACGACGCTCGGATAGTTGGAGCGCAGGCTTGCCGTGAAACCGGCATAGGCCGTTGTCGAGCGCTCGTTGCGCTGCCAATTGTGCGGCAGACCAGAGATATACTCGACCTCGTCGCTTGCCGCCGGCTCCAAGATCTTGAAGCTGTATTCGGTAAACGCGTTGCAGGCGGTTTCAAGGGCCTGCTGGCCGGTATCACTTTTGATCTCGCGCATGGCAATCGGGATGACCGTGCCGACACGCGCCCCCTTCACACCCTTGGTGAAACCGGTTTCGAGGTCGGGGACGTCGATGATGTTGTCTGTCACGCCAATAGCGCCGATGGAAACGATCCCCTTGACTTGAACCCAGGTCATGGCCTCATAGCCAGCCTTATCGAAGGTGGCCGGAACGCCGGTCGCGATATAGAGCGTTGTGGTGATATCCGAAGTGCTCATGTCCTATCCTTTCTAGGAAGCTTCGAAGTCGATGATGACTGGCGTTCGCCAGTCGGCGTCCTGCGGGTAGCCTTCTCGGATATCGGCAGGCTTCATGATGACGATTTCGCCGTCGGCAACAGCGATGCGCCGGCCCATGGGAAACAGAGCTGCAATCTGGTCCGCCTTTTGGTTGGCGATCTTCGTTGAGGTGTTGACCGCCACCACGACGGTCGCGATCATCTGGCCACGTGAGATTGTCTGCTCCCCGGCTAGGGTGTCGTCACGACGTCCAATCCTCACGAACTGCACGGCGACGTACGGCTTGTCGCCCGTGTAACTAAGGTTCGGGTAGGCGATCGGCCACGATAGCCCCGCCCCATCGATGTCGGCCTTGAGGGCTACCTCGATGTCGGTTTCCTGAATTGACATCACTTGCCCCTTGCTGCCCATTCAGCGACGAACTGCGGGAATTGTGCAGCCGCGGCGCCAACAAAGTGATTTCCTGGCTGCTCATAGGTTCGGCCAAGGCTATCTGCGCCGAAGAAGCCGAGCTCCATGCGGCGAGCGTACGGCGCGGTCCATGCAAATCGCGCAATGTCCCCGATTTCCATCTGGCTCAGCGTGACGAGGTAACTGTCTTCGCTCGGCGGGCCAAAGGAGCCATTCAGGCCACTGGCGAGGCTGTTGATGAGGTTGCCAGTGACCCGGTTGGGCATGCGGCCGCCCTTGCTCTTCTCGCGCTGAGCGGTTTCGAGGACGTCTTGCACTGCCTCAGCGAACACGTCGCGCATCTGCGCCTTCGTCTTGTCGCGGAATGCCGCGACTGACGCTGTGAATATCTTATGGGCCATGGCCTACCGAATATACCGGATCCTGATGTGCTCGAAGCATCGGCACTGGATGGTTTCCTCAGCCGGAGCGCCAAGGCTTGTGTCGCCGGGGTACATCAGTCGCGCTCCAGTGACAGGAGAGACGAACGGTTGCGATAAGCCCGTGATTTTTTGCCCTTCCATTGCGAGATGAGACAGTCGTGTCTTATCGTCTTCAGCCGCATCCCATGTCCGCTCAATCTGGCCTTCAGAGATGCGGCCTGTCTCCAGCAGCTGGGCGAAGCCTTCATGCCGGCCTGCGCGCACGGCGGTAATGCTTTCGTTACGCGCGATGGTCTTGGCCCGGAGTTGCAGATTCCTGTCGCGCAGCTGCCGCATGATCTTGCCGAGATCGGCGGCGTTGATTGGCCGCCCGGCCTCGATAGCCTTCCGCACTGCGCTGTCAAAACGCTTGTCGCGCGTTTTCAGGCGGAAGTATTCCTTCATTAGCGCCGGGTCGCCGGAAAGAAGCTTCGCTTCTGTGTTCAGCATCAATTCGACTTGTCGGGAATTGAGGCCGATCGTAGCGCCTTCCCGCTTGCCGGTGACCCGGTTTTTCAAACCAATAAGGCTGCGCGCGATCTGGTCTGGCGTCTGATTCTGCTCAAGCCCAGCGACGATCTGCGCCCGCGCGGCCGCCCGCATATCGTCGACTATGCCGGCCGGGCCTGTAATCAATCCTGCGACATGTTCTCGTCCCCAGGCTTCGGCGCGAAAGTGGCGTCCATCAAAGCCGAAAACCGCCGCCCCACCAGAAAAGGGTCAGGTATCCGCGGAAGCGAGGCAAGCGCCAGCACTCCTCCCCGGTAGTAGGCCTCCATGATTGCCCTGTCCAGGGGCTGGAAAAACACCGGCTCCATGCGGAGGGCGGTAATCGCGGCCTCTACGTTGCCTGCCTGCAAATGGCCGACAATCGTGCTCAGTTGCGCTTGCGACGTGATACGGTCGATAGCTTCCAGAAAAGCGTCACGGATCTGCGGCTCCAGCTCATTGAGGAGCGCTTGCACGTCTTTTGGTAAAGCCATCAAATCTCCAATCTCATATCATTCAGCATGGGAATGCAGCCGTGCACAAGAGTCATCGCCGCGCCTGCACTTCCCAGAAAACCACCAGACCGGCCGGTGACAACGGCGTGCTCCTCGCCGCCGATCACCACCTTGTCGGCCGTGCTGGGCTCGATCGAAAGGCCGGCGGTCGAGAGGTAGACCAGCTTATCGCCCCTCATGATGAGCGTGCCGTCGATCTTGTCGTCGGTGTACTGCATGACGGCCAGCTGGCAGGCGTGGTCGGTGGTGACCGTCTCCGGGTCGTAGGCCGGCCCGCTTGTTGTCGTGCGGCGGATGGCACCGGCCTGGCCGAACTTGGCGATCAAGCGAGCGGCCGTCTGCTGTAGCCGAGAGTAAAGCGGATCAGGCATCGGACTATCTTTCAGGAACAACAGCGGCCCGGGCCGGTTGGGTTAGGCCATCATGGAGGGCGCAATGACCGACAAAACTGAGAAAACCGAAAAGACGAGTGACGCTGCTCGGACTGGGAAAGAGGCCGACGAGAATCGAGACGCGCTTCTTAAGGACGCGGAGAAGGGCTTAAAGGACGCACGCGGCAAGCTTCCGAAGGGCGAAATCTAGTCCCTCTGCCGCACACCCGCCCTTTCCTTCTGAATTGAACGCCATAGATACGCCCCTACGGCGCAATTCAGCGCTCGCTATAGGAGTTGGGGCTTTGGGAACATCAGTTTTGGTCAGCATCTTGATCACCTTCCTGGTAATCGTGCTGGTGCTTTACCTCATCGGTATGCTGCCGGTTGACGCTAAGATGAAGCAGATCGCTCGCATCATCGTCATCATCATCGGCGTCATTTCGCTGCTGAAGTATCTGGCGGTCTTCTAGGCCATGTTAACTGACGGGCGATGCCATCGGGATAGCGATGGCGTCGCCCATTCAAGGCAAATCCGCCGTAAACCTCAGTTCACCAAATCGATTTCGTACAAAACGGTGACGCCGGCCGGCGCTAACGGGCGTACCTCGGCAATCTCCACCCATTGACTGGCCTCGCTTACGGCCTCGCTCGTGAGGCCAAGCGCAACGCGATAGTTCTTCGTCGGGACCACGTCAGGTTTAGCCGTGACGGTGAGTGTGTGCTTCGTCTGGCCAATCAGCGTGCCTGACTGGTCGCGGATTTCCTGATAACCCTCGATGCAACGGAGGGTCTTGTAGGTCGGCGGCTCTTCAACAGGGTCATACGGCGGCCCGGTGATTGCACCCGGAATGCGGAGCGTCACAGGATATCCGTCAGGCTGGGAGGCGTCGCCAACTGAGCGGATTGCCTCTTCGACCTCCAGCGCGATGGCATTCCAATCCTCTGACATCAGAACCTCAGCAATGTGGTGACCGATGTTCCACCCGGAGCCGGCATCAGCAGCTCAGCAAGGAGTCCGTCTACGATCGGAAGGACAGCAGTGACCGAGGAACCGGCGACGACGTCCCACTTGATACCCTTGACCTCGGTGAGAACCTTCTGCGGTCCTGCTGCAACGTCGGGGGCGATCGATCCGGGCTTAGCCAGCTCACGCAGCGCGAACTCGTATGTTGCTTTCTCGATCGGCGCCGGCACAACATTGTCAGGCAAATCGTCTCCGCGCCAGACAACGCCCTCGCGCGGCCAGAGAAGATCCTGCGAGGCCGTTGCGACCACACCGGGATATCGCGCGCCGTAAAGAGCATCAAGCGCTTGGCTGGCCCGGACGAGCGCGGCTTTGCGCTTCTCGTCATCGACGCCTGCGGCTGTCCACGCCTGATTACCGCGCGCCTGGTGGTAGTCGAGCGCCGCGGCCAAATTGCCATAATGGTCGGCCATCAATTCAGCCTCGCTGGTTGGAAACCGGTCAGGTCAACGGTGCACCACTCGTTGTCCGCCAGCTTGACCACCGCAACTACAGCAAGGGCGACATCGTCAGTGTCTTCGCCCTCTGCATCGAACAGATTGGTGATCTCGCCCAGGCGTCCGTCCTCGGCGACGGCCATCCGCTCTGAACAGTTGACCGCCGAAATCTCGCTCATGAGCTACACCGACACGCATTCGTCGACGAAGAACCAATGATCTCCGATACGGCAGAGCGCATTGCCGGCGGCATCAACAGAGACTGCAGAAACGGTCCCGCGAACCTTGGCTGCAGGATGAAGAAGCATCATACCAATCATGTTCAACTCCATTGCCTTGATGGATGAATGCCGGGACTGTCTACGCCCCGGCATTGGCTTGGTTAGCCGCGACGTTTCAACTCAGCCTCGATTGCAGCGTTGGCTTCCTCGCCATTGCTGATCGGGCTGTCGCTGAGCTTGGAGGCGATCGACCGGCGCTCCTGCCAGGAGAGATCGCGCCAGTCGTTGGGGATGACGATCGCGGCACGGCTTTCATCGGTCTCGACGGTGAGGCTGGACTTCGCCCCGCCGACGACCTGGTCGCCGACGATCTTCTGGGCGCCATCAACGATGGCCTCTCCGGCCTGCTGTGCAGTGTGTGCCGGCTTCCCGGTCGAAACGTCGGTGTTGCTCGCCTTGATACCGATACCGCCGACGGCGGCCACTTCGGCGTTCGCAGCGAAGTTCCCCTCGCTGTCGGCAAGATGCTGTGCCGTGCCCTCGGGGTCCGGCCGCGGCGTTTCGATGTTATCGAGAGCGCTCGACGATGCCTTTGCTGCCTTTTCGGCCTGCTGGGCCATCTTGTCGAATGCGTCAGCGAGACGGTTCACGGCATCGCCGCCGGTCCGGTTTGCGCGGGCGCGAAGGATCTGCGCACGGCTTTCATCGCGACGGGCAATAGCCTCCGCCAGAAGCGGGTCGGTCTGGTGGTCGTTCATGTCATTTCTCCAAATTGTGGGACAATGGAGAGGGGCCGAAACCCCTGCCCCTTAGCCGTTGGTCGTGACGGCGACCATGCGGACGAGCTTCGGGTCATAGACACGCGTCCAGTTTGCACCGTTGGCGAGCTCTGCGTCCGTGACGCCCGAAGCAGATGCCGGCGTGCCGCTGAATGCCACGCCGCGGGGGTGCATGACCCAATGCCGGCGGTACCAGACGGTTTCGACACCTTCACCGTTGCCGGCGGCCGGAGCGCTGTCGAGTTCGACCGGCTTCTTCGGACCACCTTCGCCGGTCGCTTCGGCGTAGCCGATGGCGCCGTTTCCGAAGAGGTACGAGGTGTACTTGAAGCCGGACGTCGTGCCGGCGACGCGCGGGCACTGGTCGGAGACGTACACGATCTTGTCGTCCCACATATCGAAGTCCAGGCCGGTTGCCGGGTCCTTGAACTTCTCGATCGCCCGCGCGGCACGCAGATTGTAGAAGACGCGCGAATGCATGAGGATCGCCGACAGCGTGGTGCCATACTCACCGAGGAGCGCGTAGGCGTTCGCAGCGATTTCAGCATCAAGGTTGATCGGCGACACTGCGCCATCTTCCGAAGCGACGTTGAGCACGTTGCCGGCCATACCCGACGAAGCGAACACGCCGCGCATCTGCTCACCCATGATGCGCTGCTCTTCGCGCACCCAGTATTCGGCGATGAGCTGGGCAACGGCGTCGAGCGGGTCATCAGCAAGCATGGAGGCGACGAGGTTCGCGGACTGCCAACCGTTGTTGCGCCGGATCTTGCGGGCCATGTCCTGGCCCTGCGTGAGCTTGTTCGGCGTGGCGTTCTGGGCCGGATCGTCCGTCGAAACGTTGGAATTGCCGGTCAGGTCATTCCAGAACGGCATCTGGACGAGATCGCCGCGGCCATTGGCGAGACGCTGGAGTTCAGCGTCAGTGGAGACGATCGGCGAGTTGCGGATGCGGGAGAGCTGCGCGATGCGCTGGATCGTCGTGGGAAGAAAGAGCGGGCCGTAGATGACGTCGCTCAGACGGGTCGTTGCCATTGAAGGCTCCTATGTTTTGGAGGATGTGGGGTGGTTGGTCTCGGTCACCCCACTGGGCATGACCTCGTCTGCGGTGGCGCCACTGGCGCCGGTATTACCAGTTGGGAGTGACGCCGGCGGCCTGCGCCATCTGGCGAGCCTTTGACGCGTTCTCCTGAATGATCTGCTGCTGGCGGGTCAGGTTCGGCTTCTTGCCGTTGCTGGTGTCCCAGGGATTATCGCTGAACTGGCGGCCATCGCCGCCCTTGGCGTCGCCGCCGGTCGCCTTGGCAACGAAGACCTTGCCCTCGTCCTGGCCAGCCCAGTTGCGTACGTAATCGCTCAGCGGTGTGCGGTCGTTCACGCCGTCGTCGGCGAAGACCTGAATGGCGTCATCGTCCTCGACGAGCTTGATCTGGCCCTTCTCCTTCAGGAGCGCCTTGGCGGCCGGCAGATAGCTTTTGTCAATCCCGGCGTCGAGCAGTGCCTTGGTCAGGCCGTCGTCAACCATGACGCGGCGGAGCGTGCCGTCCAGCTTGTTTGCGCGCGCTTCGAGCTTTTCCCGGTCCTTGGCAAACTTTGCCTCAAGCTGGGTCTTTTGGGCGGCAAGCCGCTCTTCGATCTTCGGCGGCTCCTTGCCGTCGGCCTGCTGGCGGAGGGTTTCATATGCGTCGGCGTCGAAGTCATCCGGCAGCCCTTCCAGCCGGCTCTCGGCGGCTGTCAGCTTCTCGCTGATGGTGCGCTTCTCGCCGCGGACGCGATCGAGGGCGGCCTTGAGCGCGGACGCGCCCGGATGGGCTTCGATGCCTTCAATGATCAGGACGAACTTGGCGTCCTTCTCCTCGTAGAGCGGTCGGAACTGCTCCTCGACACTGTCGAGGCTGTCAATGATTGCGTTAAGGGCCACTGGCCTTCTCCTTGGTTGATCCGGTCACTGCCGGACATGAAAAAGCCGCCTTGAGGCGGCGGAAGGGGGTGAGAATTTGCAGACGATTCAGGAGCCGCCGATGCCTTCCGACCTCATGTCCCTCATCATCCTCGCCACTGTTGCGGCTATGGTTCTCTGGCTCGTGTTCTTTGTCGCCCGAAAGCTGTTCGGCTTTGCTCTTTTGGTAGCAATAGCGGTCGGGGCATGGATGATCTGGAACGATCCGACCGTCCTTCAGAAGTGGTTCGATGCCGTGATGGACGTCGTAAACACCTATGTTTGAGGCAGGTTCGACGCGGCTCTGCGCTCATCGTCGCTCCCGAACCGCTCCTCATCAATAAGTTTAAGTTCGTCTTCGAATGTCCTCTCGGCACTCGTGATTTCACCTCTCTGTAGATTTTCGTACAGAGTTTCGTAGGCGATCGCGCTGTTCTGCCAGAGGGAAACAAGCGATGCGGCTTGCTCCGGCGTGAGTGTGGCATCGACAAACGACAGGTTCGGCTTCACCGTGACAGCGTCGGGGCTCTGTCCGATCATGACCGCGACGTGCCGAAGTGCTTTCTCCAGTCCCTGCGCGCTTGCAAGAGCGATCGATGTGAGCGTGGCCGTCTCCGCGGCGAACCGGATTCGGAGGGCGTCCCCGCTCTCTGCCGTCTTGCTCTCGGCACTGTTGAACAGTCGTGCGCCGGACTGCGCAGCATTCTGCCGCTCGTCTTGGATAGCAACGCGATGAGCGGCGATCCCCGTGCCGGCCGGTCCGACATACTTCACATCGGGTGTGCCCACATTGTCACCCTGCTTGATCGCGATGACGGCGCCGGCCCCGACAGCCGATGGGGCATCGCCGTTGATAACGACAAGCGTTTCCTGACCGGTCATGAACAGCTGCCAGCGATAGTCCGCCGAGAGCTGATAGAGCGCGACGGCAGAGCGGCCAACGCCGAGGAGCGGCGGAAGCTCGGGTGCCAAAGACAAGTCGCGCGCGCCAATCACGACGAACGGGATCTCGGCCAGTTTTGCGTTGCCCCTTCCCGCCGGCATCACCTCATCACCGGGCGTCCTCTCCGTCCCGGAATAGGTTTGGACCGTGTATGTCCCGTCCTTCATCTCAAGCACGCGAAAACGCTGCTCCGGCTCCCAGCGGAAGCCTTCACGCTTTAGGCCGCTCTCATCGAGAACGAACAAAGACCGATCATCGGCCCAGTTGATCAGCGCCTCGGCGGTGTAACCAGCGATCCACGGCAGGTCAGAGCCTTCCGTCGCCGCGTCGGCCAGCAGGGCATATCGACCCGTCGTCAGCAGCTCCGCCGTAATCCGGCGATGAAGCGCCTCAAGAGGGAGGCCGTCCTTTGTGGCCTTCTCCCAAAGCGGCTGCATCGCCTCCGGCATTTCGATCTGCGCTTCGGTCCGATGAATGACACCGACCATGCCGTGAATCGTCGGAAGGACGATCTCGGGGAACTGCGCCCGCTTCTGATAGGCTTCATACAGCGCGCGGCCGCCATCAGCCTGCGCCTTGAAGCCCGAAGGCTGTGGCAGATACGTGGTGCTTGCAGCCTTTACCTGCTTCTCGCCGCCGGCGGTATCGCGCATGATAAGCCACTCTTCGGAGCGCTCAACATACGCGGGATGTTTGGTGTCGACGGCGTCTGTCATCAATATAGTCCCTGCACCGTCGTCGTGGTCGTAACCGGAGGTGACGAGATCAGCGCGTTGAACGCTCTGCTCGTGCTGTCCGCATCGTCATCATGGGTCGCTTCGGGGAAGCTCTCGAGAGCTGTGAACCAATCCTCGTTCCAGCGCCCGCGGAGAACGAAGACGTTGCCCGCCTCGGCTTGGGCAGAGAAGCCACTGAAACGCGTGATCTTGTCCCCGCTCTCGGGCGATGAGCGAACGCTGAAACCCGCAAGCATCTTCGTCAGTGTCGCGACTTGACTCTTGCCCGCCTGCCCCGGGTCCTGAGGGAGCGAGATTCCAACTTGCCGGCCATCTCCATCGGCCGTGTTCTTGATCATCCGTTCGACCCCGGCCGGCGACAATCGATCCCGGCGGTGGTCGGCAATGAAGTAACGGCCGTCCGGCGTCTTCCCCATCAGCGTGCCGGCAGTCCAGTCCGGATCATTGCTTTCAGTCTTTGGCGTGCCGGCCAAGTCCCATCCACGCATCCAGCGAATGTCGTGCGGCGCAGCGTCCACCAGCTGGCACCAAGAGCGCTGGAAATAAAGCCCGGCAGCCGGCCGGATCTTCCAGTTACCGCCGAGGAGGCGTTCCCGCTCCACCGTCGGCAGAGCCATTAGGCTTGCAAGATAGCTAGGGTCCGCCGCCATAAGCGCGCGGTTATCCGTCAGCTTGGCGGGTACGAACGTTACCGACTTCGGCGGGATCGGCGCCTCCACGCCGTTTTCATCCACCGCGGTGTAGTGCGCTAGCTCCTGTGGGCTGTCAGCCCATATGATCGCATCCCCGATTCGGACGAACCAGCGAAGGACGCCGGCACGCTCGGGTATCGGCAAGCCGGTGTCCTGATTGATCCACCAGCTGATGAACTGAGCGACCCAGCTATCAGCATCAGGGTTGCAAGTTGCTCTGATGTATGGCCGGACGCCCGACATTGAGCGGTTGCGCGAGACCATGTACCAGAACTGTTTCGCGCTGAAGTGCGTCAGCTCATCGAAACAGATGAGCGGAATTTGCGAGCCCTGCCAGTTCAGGACTGTTTTATCATGCTCCAAGTGGGCAAAGGATACCGAAGCCCCCGAGGGAAAGCTCCATTGAAGAACGTGCTCTTTCGGGCTGGCGCCGATCGAGGGATAGAGCTTTTCACTCTCGTCCCACAGACCGCCTTCATTGCGGACCTGGACCGTCGACCGACGGAAGAAGACCGCGCCGAACTGCGGGTTAGCGATATGGCGCAGCGGCTCCATCAGGAGCGCCCACGTCTTGCCACCGCCGGCAGACCCACCGTAGATGGCGATATCGGCCGGCGAACCAAGGAACTGTGTCTGCGGCCCGGCTTGCGGCCTGATTATCGTCTGGGCTGCCGCGCCCTTCTCATCCCCTGCCATTGTCGGGCAACTGGAAGATCGTCACCGGTGATACTGGCACCGGCAAATCCTTTCCGTCCTTCCCTGTCAGCTCGCGCCGGTTGGTGTAGCTGCCGCCGACCTCCTCTGCCGCCTGCTTGAGCAGCGAGGACGCCAGCACCATGTTGCCCTGTCCCTCTGCCTTGTCGGCCATACGCTGAAGAGCGCGAAGACGAACGGCGCGGTGGCTGATACCGATGGATGCTGTATCCTCAAGGAAGGTCTTGCGCGTCTCTTCAAAAAGCACTCGCCACTTGGGCGCCAGACCGGATGCTGCCTTCTTGTTCGGGTCGTGGCTCTCTACAAGCTGTCGGCTGACCTCGATGCCGAACTCCTTCTTGACTGCGGCCGCGACAATCGACGGGGCGTCGAAACATGCCAGGGCTTGCACGATGTAGGTTTTCACCTCATCGGTTAGCTTTGCTTTAGCCATTGGCGCGTCAAAGTCCGGTCAAAAGGGAGAATGGGGCAATGAGTAACAAAGACTGGTGCGCGGATCTCTACGCGATGAGACAACAGCACCTCGATCAAGCTGACTGGATCCGTAGTAGGCTGGGCGATCTACCTACCGACCCTGAATGGCAGAGAATCTTGCAGCGGCACGATGACACCGCAACTGATCTCGACAGCCTCATGATCAAAGCAGGATGCATGAAGCCCTAAGCCACGCGCAGATTGCAGGTCCCGCATGCATGCTCGATATGAGCGCGGGCAACCTCAGGCGGCCGGCTGGCGGCGTCTACCAGCGCGCTCACCCCGGCTGCATCTGCCCCGTAGCGACGAACCACTCCGATGAACTGCTCTACGTCGTGTCCGCGAATGGTGAAGACCGGGCGGCCGGTCTGACTGTTGAACTTCGGGGCGCCGAAGATGTCGACGTCCTGGGCGGCATGGTAAAGCTCGTGCTCTACCAGTGCCATGAACTCGGCATCGCCACATGCGGCGCAGTAGTTGGCATCGAGCGTGATGATGAAGTCAGGCACTGAGCCGAACCATTCCGTGATCTGTTGCTCGATGCGGGCTTTTGCCCACTTGCCCATCGCACCTTGCGGCGTTCCTGTCTCGCACTGGCCTATGACGCGCTTGCCCTTGCGGGTGTTTTCGACTTCGGTCCAGAGATAGCCGATGTGAGCGTCTGCCAGATGGGCGTGCTCGGGGTTCGCGACCGGCGAAGCTTCATCCAGAAACGTGTCCTGCACCCACTCCGGCATGTCGAGCGCGGGGGTGAATGGCGACGCTTCCACCCCGAACACACTCTCTGGAGGTTGTGGGCGCTCAATCATGGCTTGCTTTCGGATCAGCGCTGCGCGAACTTCTCATGCCGCCCATTTTCCGGGCCGGCCTGGGCTAACTGGGAGGTTGGGAATGAAACGTTTCGCAATACTGTCAGCTATTATCTTCACGGCAGCGTTGCCGGCACATGCGCAGAGCGTATGTGCTCTGGTATGCCCGCAGGCGCTCCTTGAAACCAAAGCATGCTCGATCAGCGTTGATCAGAATACATGCTCGTGCACCTGCAACACGGTAAAACTAAACCCTCAGGAAGTGCCTGTCGGCACGAAACTGCAAATTGAATTGAACGGCACCCGATACGATCTGACAAAGCTTCCCGCGCCAGCTGGCTCGACTCAAGCACTTCTAGACACGCTAGGCGACATCCTGAGACCTGAAATCGCCAACCCAAAAGGTGAACCGGGGACGGTGGTCTTGAAAGATGACGGCACGATTGGCGGCCACTATGGAAGTGATGGCGAGTTCAATCCGGGGAAGCCGGCAAACATGAAGTAGAAGGAAGTTTTGATCTAGATTCAGAGAGCCGGACCTAAGCCCGGCTCTCGTTTCGGGTGCCGTTTTCGCGCGTCTTTCGTTGACCGATATGACGCGATATAGCATCGTCACATGACCCGATATTACAAAGCATGGCTGTTCATGATCTGGACCGTCACTCTTATTCTCACGTCACCAGATTGGACCGTTGGCGTAGCCAAGCTGTTTGGAATGAGCAGTTCAGCTGTTGGCACAGCGGTCTTTGCCGCACACGCCCTCTTCTTTGTGTTCGTGCTTGCTTGTCCGAAATGCGGTTTGTCGCTGTTCAAGAGCGACAGTGGGGTATTCCTTTACGTCTACCATCCTTGGCCCAACAAGCGATGCTCACGCTGCGGACAGGACCATTCGTCTTTGAATAGATAAACACCGCTACCCGATGAAGGGCGAGGCGAAGTGCCGGCATCACATCAATCACTCCGGCTCTGCGGCATTGTGACGGGTTACCGTATCCGCATGATTGTCGGCTATGCCGGATGGGTCGACTGGTCTGAAGACTTCAAATGACCTTATTTGATTTCTTGTGAACGCTTCGATATGCGCGCAAGATGATTCCTTCGGCAGCCAATGTTCCGGGCGCTGCCATGTGAGGGTTTGCTACCCTGGCCCCAAACGAGAGGAGGACGATATGTCTTCCCGAGTTCTGTCAAATCGAAACGTTTTCCCAATCACGATCTCTCATGTCGTGCTCTCGGCAAGCATTCTCACAGTCATGTTCGTTCTCACGGAGGGTTGGCTATGGTAGTCCTCCGGCTCACCGGCGTGAGGAAGACTTTGATCCCCCCGAGGACAGTCCTTCAGCAGATCCTCCGGGATGCGAACTATGAAAGCGAAATCCTGGTTGGGGGTATCGGCCCCCAGCACGAGGAAGCGCGAAACGTGATCCGGCTCATCAAGGCCGCGACAATCGGCGCCGACAAATACCCACTTTCCCTAAACTCCATAGAACGGAACCGGCGTGCCGGGGTCGATAACTGGGAAAATGAGGGCGGCTCAGTGGAAGAATAAGCGCGGTATCCACCCGCCTGCCTGCCGCAGTCATCCTTGCCGTTCAGTCGGCGTCATAGGGAGCTGTTGCCCTGGTCAGAGTTGGCACGCGCGGCTTACCCCGCTTCAGATACGCCGCTTAATCGTTCCGTAACCGAGTAGGATACTCGCAATGGCTGAGAGAACAACAGAATCCGAAATCGCGTTCATGCATCCGTTTACGCTGAATGCTCTCATGGGTCCACAGCCCGCGGGAACCTACCGTCTTGTTGTCGACGAAGAGCTGATTGAAGGGTTAAGCTTCACCGCCTACAAGCGCGTCGGCACCCACCTTGAGATTCCAGCGATATCGATAGCGACGGGGAAGCGCCAGTTCCTGCAAGTCACACAGAGCGAGATCGACCATGCTCTCGAACTTGATTCGAGAACGTAATTGCTGACGGACTGGATCCGTTTGTCGGAGCAAGCACGCCGACCTGTGAAGCAGGATTTCGGCGAATTCAATTCACCGGGTAGCAGAATAGGTGTTCGATGCCTCATCATCAGCTCCCACCTGGCACGCTGAGACAGAGAGTCATACCGCGCTCCCGCTGCAAGGAGTGCAAACTATGCCAAGATATTTCTTTCACGTATTGGATGGGCGCGCAGCGATGGACGTTGACGGCCTTTTCCTCGCCAATGAAACCGAAGCTCGAGCCGAAGCGCTTCGCGGCGCCGGTGAAATGCTGACGGATGAGAATATGAACCTGTGGCTGGGCAACGAATGGCTGATGGCCGTCACAGATGAGGCAGGGTACATTTTGTTGAAACTGAAATTCTCAGCGGAATCTTTGAACCAGCCCCAAGCTACGCTTCTTCATACGGGCTAGCGCTACAGTTCTCCACCGTCAGAGTAATCGACGTAGATAAACCCGACCGGGTTTCCTTCCTTGTCGGTGACCTCGTGGTGGCCGACGTCAAGACCGCCCTTTTCAATCCGGTCCGCCGACGCCCGCAAGACATCCGCGGCCTGCGTGTTGTTCACCGCAGCAGATGAGCCGGTGATCTGTATCTGGATGTCACACGTCAAAATTCGCTTCAGTTCGCCGTCGCGACCCATCTCTTCCACCCCATCGTTGGTTCGAGGAGCGGTATAGATGGCTTGGCGCCGATGACAAGCAAAGGGCTTTGGAATGGGAAAGACGGGGGCTCGAACCCCAACCTTCTGCGACGCAGTGCGCCACCGTAGGCATTTTAGCTATCGCCATGCTGCCCGCCCGCCCTGGGCGTTGCGCTTTGATGCAGTCACCCTCAGACGGACAAGGTTTCCTTCGCTTGAGGCGGAGCTGTTCCTGTTGGTTTTCAGCTTGTTGCCATATGGGCCGTGACCACCTACATAAGGCTTATCGGGTAGGCGCGCCTCGTGGCGCTCATGCCTCCCGGCAATCCCTAGGAGAAAAACCATGGCACAGTCGAAAGACGCCTCGGCGTCCGCACAGAATTTTGATGCCAAGACACTGGCGAAGAAGCATCGGATCTCTGTTGAGGATGCCGCGAATATCCTTGCTCAGTATGGCGATGACCGCAAAGCGGCAGATAAAGCGGCACGCCGCATAGCCGTGTAGCGCAAGCGCGGCGCGCTCCACCAAACGGGGCACGCCGCTTTTTCCTTATCAGAATTTCGGCAATATTCTTCAGCGAGGGGCGCGGTGAAATCCGCCCCGTGGCCCGGCGAGTGTTCCCTCGTTAATCGAGGTCCGCGATCAGAACAGCCACAAATCACCAACTATTTCGGCGATTCTAAGCGACCTGATCAATTTCCGCAAGCGTCTCTGCGGCTTCCAGCGCATCAAGTTGTGCAGTAATTGCGAGAACGCGGGAGCGGACCACCTCACTCAGCCGGTCGATCGCCATATCTGCGTGTTCGCGCAGGGATGTTTTCGGGTTCCGGCCCTTCGGCAGCACCTTCTTCAACTGGCCGCGAAGATGGTTCTGCTTGTTGAAGCGCTGCCGCTCCATGTCGGACCACTCTTGCAGCTTGTGCGCCTGGTCCGCCTCGAACTCGTCCATCATGAACTGAGCTATCATGTTCTCGGGGAAGCGAACCGGACCGGCAGTTCGCGTCGGCGCCAGCATGCACATGACGGCATCGACGGCCCTCACCCGCTCGAACTCAAGCCGCGGCAGATGCACGAAGGCGTAGCCGACGAGAAACGGCTGCCGGCGCTCGATGAGTTTGTTCGTCCGATGGTGCTTGGTTCTGATCCAGTAGGACGGCATGAAGACGTCGATGCCCTCCTGGCGAAGCTGGCGCTCAAGGATGCTCTCGCCCTTGCGGCGTTCTGCCTCGACTTTCTCCTTCTCGGTGATGTTCGCCGGAATCGGGAGTGGCCTTGCCATCCGCTGTGTTCCGGGCTTTGCTCGTACCGCGTACCAGTTGCTTGCCATTGTGCTTTTCCCCGTGTTCCGCCGTTCAAAAGAGATATGGTTTACCTACGCTTTTGCCGTTTTTCGTCTCGCCAGAGCAAATTCGCGCCCGACCATGCCGACACCATTTGCAAAGTCCTCCGGAAATAGGCCGTTGCTGCAATGAGGGCACGCCGGGACCATCTTCCGCTTGCGCCATGCCTCATCGATGTTCTTCGCTGCTATGGAGCGGCACTGGAACTGAGCGGCCTCGCTGATCTCGCGCCGACGGTCCTGAAGCTCCTCGTGTGCCCGGTGGTATTGCTCGGCCAAGTTCTTGAACGCGTCGAATGCGTCAACGTCCTTTTCGCAGTCCTTGCACCATATGCGGCGCTCTTTCGGGTCATAGGCCATGCGCCGGTGGATGCATGACGAGACCGGGCGGCGGGTCATTCCTCGCGAAACACGGATATCGCCAATATCGATGACGGTTAGTCCAGAGAGATAGTTCTGATCTTCGATAGGCTCGTCTGCCATCCTCACGCCTCCCCGCTGTCGACGCGCGCCTGGTGCGCCCGGACGCCATGAAGCGCTGTCGTGTGATCCCGCCCACCGAACAGCCGGCCGATCTCATGCCATGAGGCAGACGGCTTCACGCTCATCTTGATCTCCCACATCAGCTTTTGGCGGAAATGGGCGATCTTCCGCTTCCGGCATGGCCCGACGACCAGTTCGAACGACATGCGCTCTTCCTGGCAGCGCTTGAGGATATGCTCGGTGCAGGGACCGCTTGCCGCGATCATTTGCCACCGGCGGAACGCCTTCACATGGGCGTCGTGGAAGTGGAGCTTCACGGGCGGGAGCCGCCGGCGTACCGTCACCATAGGGTCGGTTGCAACCCGGGCCGGGGCTGGTGCCGAGACGATCTTGTGCGGCAGCCGGCCCAGCAGACGGCGGCGAACCGCGGCATGATCGGCTATCAGCGCCGCGGTGCTGGTGAACGTCTTCGCTGTGAACTGGATGTTCATGCTGCTGCCCTCCCTGATTCCTGCGCCACCGGAGGAGCCCAGATTTCACCGATGGCCCAAAGAAAGATCGCGCCAGCCGGAAGACCTTTCTTCACTCGCCCGACCCAGCTTTCCTGCGATGGGCATGTGTCGACGAGATACCAGCCGAGAAGCGAAAGCTCTTCGGCGCGCAGCCGAGCGTCGGTCGTGATGTTCTTGAGCATGACGTGCTTTCCGGCCTTGACGCCGAGGGCAGCATTCTCGCGGACCATCCTGGCGCGCTCAGAAATCCGCGCGCGGTCGGCGCGCAGCGATTCCGCCTCAGCATTGGCGAGTGCCGCTAGCTCGGACGGGTTCGGCAGGAACGTGACGTGCTTCGCGTAGCCGCCGCGCTTGAGCTTGATGAAGGCCTTGCGAAGCCCCTCGATCGGGGTTGCGGCGAGAGCATCGCGGTAGAGGTCTATAGCCTCGTTCTCGCTTACGGCCGACGGGATCATGAGCCCGGCCTCAAGGAAGGCATTGATGCACTTCGCCACCTCGTCGGAGCCGGCGGCGGAAAGCTTTTCAGTGAGGGCGGTAATCTCGCTCTGCAAGGTCGATGACAGGGCCGGCATTGTCTGCATTTTCATCACCGTAGATTTCGCGTTTGAGGTTCTGGCGGATGCGCTCGTGGCGCTGCATGGCCGGGCTGGCCGGCTTCACCGGCGGGGGCGCTCCGCTGCGGTGCTCCCACGAGCCGGCAGCCTTTCGCTTGTCGAAGGCTTCCTGGATGGCCGGGACGAAATAATCCCAAGACCTCGCCGGTCGGCCTAGCCGCGCTGCGACAGAGCGGACGGTAGGCAGTACGTCGAGGTCGACATCGGCGCCCTGGCGGATGAGTTCCATCACCGGGCCGACGACGAACCCACCGTGAGGCTGCATCTTGTCGCCGGCCGCATCCCGCAATCTGCTTTCGAGCACCTGCGGATCGAGATCAGGCCCCGCGCAGGCTGCTGCTGCTTCGTCAGAAGCAGGAGCAGATAGGTTATCGGTTAAAGGTGGCACGCCCGTATCACTGCTTTTGCTTTGCACATGCATTGCATTTGCATCTCGGGTTTGCTTCTTCCCCTTGCCATGCCTGGCCTCTGCGGCGGAGCGGCGCTTCTCGATAATCTCGTCAGCCTTCGACAGTTCGGATTCGATGCGCGAGTGGCGCCAGCCGTCATCAAAGAAAGCGGCTATGACATCCCGGCTCTCCGCCCACTGCTCCGGCGTCAACTTGGCGTATCGCCGGATCATACCCTCATCGGACGGAAGACCGCCGTCACGCCAGTACTTCATGATTAAAAGCAGGTACGCGCCATGCTCGGTCGCCGTGAGATGGTCGGTATCTGTGATGTAGGCATCGATGTGGAGAGGCATCCAGGCGCGGTTGCTCATGACTTCTCACCCCTCGCGACCGATTGGGAGAAAGCCACGGCATCATCGACGCTATGGAGCGTGAACACCGGAGAGCCACGCCACTCGTCAGCGAATGACTGCTGGTTGGCGTTCAGGCTCTTGCCGTAGCCCTTGGTTCCGGTCTTCACCTCGACGAGGTAATTCCGGCCGCGGAATCCGCAGAGCAGATCGACGGGCTTGTCCATACGGTAGACGCTGAAACCGACGCGCTCCAGCACGGCAATAATCGCCGGCTCGGATGCGTCACGCTTGGCGTTGTGGCGGGGCATGCTCATCCGCGCGCCTCCCTGAAAAGGGAGGCACACAGATCCCGATTCCGGTCACGCCACGCCCTGGCCTCTGCCGACAGTTTTTCATGATCGATATCCGCCTGCGCCGCCATGCGGTTATAGGCTTCGCTCTCGTCAATGCCGCAGGCCTTGGCGATAGCTGCGCTGTCTCTGCCGTATAGGGTGTAGGCTTCGAGGAAGGTGATGGTCATGCCGCTACCTCGCAATTTGGACTCTTGCGAAATGAACGGCGGTGAGGTGTTAATCCGCAGGTGACAAACAGGGTATTTTCATGTGTGACAAGCGTTTCTGCGTAACTGTGCTTACGGCCCTGGCGCTCGGCATGTTCATACTTTTCATGCGATTCCTGCCAGAGCTCGTAAACTGGCCACAGTGGCCACTGTGCGGGCAGCCCGATTGCAACGTCCAAGGTTGGCTCAGCGCGACAAGCGGATGGGCTGGTTTTATCGCGGCAGGTGTCGCTGTGGCGCTGACATGGAGACAGCTCAGCCAACAGCGGAAGCAAACGGACTTCATGCTCGGCGACGCCTCTCCAACCATGGACGCAATCGAGCATCTCAACGATAGTTCGGAACTGGTGGTGCGGATCGTAAACTGGAATAGGCGAGCAATTGTTGTTCGTTTTCTCGACGTGGAGAACGAGGACACAATAATCATGCCCAACAAGCTCACGATCGACGACAAAATTCGCCCAACAGACCCTATCGATTTTGGGGTTAAGCCGTTCGCCATTAAAGGCTGGGAGAACCGATCGGTCGCTCCGTCGCACGCCGAGATCCGTCTTGCGGCCTTCAAGGTACACGGCCCAAATCTTTCGTTCGGGAAAAACTGGAAAGATATTCCTAGAATTACCGCGACGATCCAGATCCTCGGCGACTCTCATCGTGTGAAACTGCTGAAGGCCGACACACGCTTGCTTTGGAAGTAACCTCATGCGCTCGCCCTCCTGTTCTCGGGGTTGGCAAGAGACCGAAGGCATCGATCGCGCAGGCGAATGATCACCGCGAGCTTATGGAGCTTCACCCCATTGTCGGCCTTGCCCATGCTCCCCTTGATGCGGGTGATCTGGGCTTCTAGCTCGGTTATCTCTTCCTTGAGGAGGGTGGTGTCGTTCATGCTGCGACCCTCTTAACTCTGTGGAAAGCCGCACAATCCATAAGTGTATCGGCAAAAGAGGGAGACAGCGTGTGCCGTTCATAATCGGTCAGATTTACAATCGCTCCGCAGACATTCACGGCGTTTATAATGGCCAGCAAAGAAGCGGTATAATTACGCCCGCTGATAGCCCTGTAATTTTCCTTGTTAGTGGCGACGAAGGTCGCCAGCACGGATACGCTGATCGATGGAGACCGGACGGCGTCTTCGAGTACTTTGGTCAAGGCCAGGTCGGACCGATGGAGATGAAGTCGGGGAACCGCGCCATCGTCAACTCCTGGCAAACAGGCAGGGCGATCCACCTTTTCACTTCGGTTCCAGGTGGCCTGCGCTATGACGGTGAGATGGTCTACGAACGCCATCACTATGAGCCCGCCCCGGATCGTAGGAACGAGATGCGCGAGGCCATCGTCTTTGAACTTCGCCCTGTTGGCGAAGTGGCGCTGAATATCGATCAATTGGAGCCAATATTGCCAGACGCTGTTGGAGGCATCGACGAGCTCCGTCGAATGGCTTTTGAAGCGGCAGCGCCCACGCCGGAACGCGTACCAGCGGCGCGCACTGTTTTTGCGCGCAGTCGCGACGTTCGAGACTATGTACTGGCACGGGCAGCGGGAGTTTGCGAATACTGCAATCGCCAGGGTCCGTTTCAACGGCCGAATGGCTCTTTCTACATTGAGTGCCATCACGTGTATCGTCTGTCCGACGGCGGCCCTGACAGTCCATGTAACGTTATTGGCGTTTGCCCTGATTGCCACCGCCATGCCCACTTTGCGGCAGATCGATACGATTTCAATCAGCGCCTTATCAATCGGCTGCGCGAGATCGAGCCGCACCGTCGTCGAGCTCGAGAACGACCGCGACCAGCTTGAATGACCTTCGAAATCTGATTTCGTCATTGAATCCTCACACCAACAACGGCTGTACGGAACCATCAGCGAAAACGGAATCCATGGGAGTGTCAGCGGTCGGCTCGTCACCATTCCAGCCGTTCGGCCATGTCTCAATCTCGATAAGCTCGCGGATGCGCGCCTCCTCCTCAGCGTTGATGAGGTCGACCTCAGGCCGGCCTAGAAGCCGGGCAGACAGGTTGATTTCAGACTGGATCGAGAGGATGCGATCTAGCGCCATGCGCCGGGCGTCAAAGGTGAGCGGCCCCATGCGCTGCTTGTTCTTCGCAGTGGCTATGTCACCGTTGAGGTCGATCCCGGTCTTTTTCAGGCGGTTTTTTGGCTCGCGAAGTTCTCGATAAAGCGGCTTCAACCCGAACAAGGGCGCGATGTAGGACCAGTATGGAACGCGCACCACGGTTTCGAGACCAAGGTCGCGAGCTGCCAGCGGGCAACCATTGCACCCGGTCCGCGCATTGATCTCCTGCGCCTCGTCCCCGCCATATGCGTCGACCACAGCCGAAGTGTCCCAAGCGCCGTACTCTTCCATGCGGGCATAGATTTTCAGCCAGTCGAAGACGTTGCAGACGCGCCAGTGGAGGATGGGCGCCAGGGTGGCGATGCGTCCGCGAATGCCTTTCGCTTCCGGGACAACCTGCTGATACCAGCCCTGGCCACACTCGGCGCCGTCCTTGCCGCAGGACATTGCGATGCGACCATCACGGATCGCGCTCTCGCCCTGGCGAACTCCGGTGATCATGAGGATCGAGCCGTCGAGCTCGTTGATGCGGCGCTCTAAGGCCGCCGTCATCGGGGCCACCTTGATCTGACGAGTGCACCAGCGGAACGTGTTGTTGTTCGGGGGTGGAACGCCACGGCCAAGCATGTAGACAAGGAACCGTTGATCCATTGGAGCACAAACGGTTTCACAGCGAATCCCGCGAGCGCGCAGGCGGTCTAGGAGACGCGCAGCGGCTATCGCGAGGGGCGGCAACTCCATCCGAGTATCGGCATAGAGTACCGTGATTGACTTCGGCGCTGGGAGGCGGCCCGCATCGATAAGGTGGATGATGACCGTCAGCGTTGCGGTGCTATCCTTGCCGCCGGAGAACGCGAACACCCAGTGATCATGTGAGGGGCCGTATGCCAGCATCGACTGCAGCGTCATCTCGACGGCCTCGTCGTAGACCAGCTTTGTCGAGCCGCCGAATAAGGTTGGCTGGTGGACGCTCATACTCAATCCCCCACGATCCAGTCAGCCCTATCGGCCCATTTCCGAGAGCGGGCGCGCCAGCGCTTCGCGATCTGCAGCCGCCTCAAAAGCGGCAATCTTTTCATCCAGCGAAGCCAGACGGGCACGGAGTTCGTTTTGCTCACGGCGGGCTTCCTCCTGTAGAGCGGCCTTCAAGGCTTCCATTTCCTCGGCATCGATCCGTTTGGCCGTGCCTTCCCAGATCGAGCGCACACGACGCTCGGTAAAATCTTTTCGAACTCGGCGGGAGATAAAGCGGTGCGCTTCGTACAGCGCTGCCTTGACGCTTCCGTATCGGCGCTGAGGGAAAGCCTCCCTGAACATCGTTTGCGCGAAATACACGTCACCCATTCTCTTGCCTCTGCTCGACTTTTCCTTGTCAGACTTTGACAACACCTTGGCAGTCTCCTGTGCGAACTTCGGGTTGCTTAGGTCCGAAGGAGTTGCACATGAAGCGACCTTCAAAATTCGACGGGAAAGGCCGATCGCTTGCCGGCGATGTTGTGCCCTTCCCGTCTCCGGCCCGCCGCGTCGGGCAAACCGCTAATTCGTTATTCCCGGGGTCCGCCGCATCTGCCCGGGATCAGGAGGGCGCCGGGGTTTCCCCGGCTTCGGCGTCCTCGTTCGTTTCCTTGGGAACCGCCGTGCACGCAGTCGTTCTGCGGCTCAAAGGCGACTTCCCGAGGATAAGGATGAGCGGGCAGCTGGGAGGAGAAAGCCGCCCGCTCGATGATCAGCAGGAGGGGGACCGCTGACCAAATTTCGAAACCTGATCGCCTTCCGGCGCGCCTGAGGATTCGCCGCGTCCGTCGTCACGGTCGGCCAAGGCGTATGCCAGAGCCGTCGCGCCGCAGAGGATCGTGAAGCCGATGATGCCGTAGATGAGCCAGCTCATGCGTCCACCTCGACGGGCTTCCCGGTCTTGTTCAGGAGGTTGCGGAGGATGGACATGACCAAGGTCAGTGCCGCGCTCGGCGACGGGGCGGAAGTGTCGGGCATCCATTGCCAACTCACTGACCTTGTTGGCGTATGGAAGAGCCGGATTTACCAACTCACGGAAACGGAGTGCTATCACGCCGCTTTCGTGGAGAAACACTTCTCGGATTGTGTAGGTCGCCCCCACCACCGGGTATCGGACGTCGAACCCTCTGGAACGGCTCCACGCCTCATGCGCTTCGGCATTGTGAGCGGCCGAAATGCAAACGACCTTTTGCCCAACACGGAAATTGCACGTCATGCTGCCTTCCTCCTCGGACGGGATTGATGGGAACGGAAACCGGAGCGCTCGACGTCGAGCATCACGGCCCGGTCGATCTCGCGCGGGCGAACATCGAGGCCCAGGCGCATGTCTGTCAGCGCTACCTCGGCTCGGCTTTCCTGTGTTTCGTGGAACTGTTCGATCTGGTTGGTCACAGCCGCACCTCGTCGAGAAGGGAAGGTTCGGCCTCGTGCGCGAAGATCGAAAACGCATTTGCAATCTCGCTGTCGGGAACGCCCCAGCGCCGAGCGGTTGCGATGCCGTTCGTCTGACCCATCTTGGAGAAGCCGCGCCTACCCTTTTCCTGCGGGCTGGTCGGGAAATGCCGACCGTGGCGACCGGCAAAAGCCGAGACGGTGCTGACCGCATCGACGCGAAGAACCCGCGCGATCTGCTTTGCGGTCATGCCGCATTCAATGCCGCCGTCAATCTGGGCGAGCTTCTGTTCAGTTGAGGCGCGAGACCACCATGAAGGCTTTTGAGAGACAGTCATTGAAGCGCCCTCGCCTTCTCGATAGCGAGGTCAAAGACTGCAAGCACTTCGGCATGAGTGTGACTGTCGTTGAAGTCCAGAACACTTTGACGCGCAACTTCCCTGAAAGCATGGCGCGCTCGTACCGCGACATGAAGGTTGTTCGCCGCCTTTGTTATTGCTCCCGCTGCGCAGAAGCAGACCGCTGCTTTGTCGTCGCTATCGACCACGTTTCCGCTTGCATCGCGGGCGAAAGCCTTCTGTGTCCATCGCTTCTGATCCGAGATCAGTTCTCTGGCGTTCTGGAGTGTTTCGAGTGGTGAACGGGTCATTCCGCGGCCTCCAAAGCTTCCGCCAGCCCGAAGGCGGTCATGATGTCGTCGGCACGGTCGGGCATCGCCTTCGCCAGATCGGCGGCAATCTTCTTTTCCAGTGCCGGGGTGAAATTGCGGGACGCGCGCTGCCACTCGATCACGTCGAGGAGTTCGTCGTCGCCGTCGTATTCCTTGACGGGATAGCTCTGGCCGAGGCCACGGGCGATGGTGTAGCGAGCCCATCCGTCGAGGATGATGTTGCCCTGCCGGATGATAGGAACCCGCACGCGGTTGTCGATGATCTCCCGCTCCAGCGCGGCCCGCTGGTCCTTCGAAGGCTCAGGGAAGCAATGAGCGAAGGACGAACGCCTCACGCCAGTCGGCGGGCAATATTCTATCTTGACGCCATTGGCGGGGAGAGCGTTATTGGCGGCGCCCTCCCCTGTGTTCGAGGTTTGGGTTTCATCACCCGCGACCAAGTCGCCTCTGGATATCCCGTGTCGTTCATCTCCTTCTGCTCGTTGATCGGAACTGGATGCCGGGGCCGGGATCGAACCGGCGTCTTCGGAGCCAAAGTCCGAGGCCTTACCGCTAGACGACCCGGCAGAATTGGACACGACGCTTTTTTCGGCCTCGCGCGTCGTCAGCGAGGGCCTATCGGCGGGGGTGCCGTCCGGAGCTTCTTCCGCCATTACCGGCGCTGTTCTGATGTCTTCGTGCTTGGTGAGGATGGAAAGGCCACCGTCGGAGCGGCGATTTTCCTCAATGTTTTCTCGTGTGTGCGTGTGCACGTGCACGGGAGCGCCGTAGAGCGCTTCCCAGTACATATCGAAAATCGCGTCCTGCTCTTCGCGGACATGCGTCTCCAGCTTCCGCTTGGCGACGACCTTGCGGAGAACCTTCACATCAAAACCGACAGCGCGAGCTTCCTTGTAGATGTCCGACTTATCGGCGTTGAGCGTGGCAATTTCCTCTTCGACGCGCTCCACCCGCTCGATGAGCGCGCGGAGTTGATCGCGGGCGATGCCGTGGGCTTCGGTGCTCATGCTGCGGTCTCCGGCTGGCGGGCGACAGCGGACGCCAACGCCTCCAACGTCACACCGGAGATTGCTCGGCCATCCGCAGCTACCGTCGCTGTCAGCCAGTACTCGGACGGGATCACACCGCGTCGACGCATCGCCTTTGCGGTTCCGTATTGAATGCCCAAGTCATCTGCGAAGTCCGAGAGGCTGGGCCACAAATTGATGATATCGGTGTGGGTCATAGCGCTAAAGGTACAATTCATACCCTGCGCTGTCAAGCGGATCGGATATTACTTGTACCCTAGTCGCGGGTATTTTTCATACCATGGCAAGTGATCAAGAGAAGTTTGAGCGGGAAGAGCGCGCGAAGAGGCTTAAGGCGGCTCGCGAGACAGCGGGATTCTCCGGGCCGAAGGCCGTCGTCACCGCCTCTAATGGAGCCATCAACGAAAACGTCTACAAAGCTCACGAGCAAGGCAGGAACGGCTTCACCGTATCGGATGGCCGTGTGTACTCGGACCTTTTCGGCGTTTCCCTGACATGGCTGTATCTCGGCGAAGGCCCGGCTGCAAAAACGGAAACGGAGGCACCTGAAACGCGCCTCCGCTCTGCAATGTTGGCTTTTGGAGTAAATCCGGACGAACTCGGACGAGCGGTCTCAGCTGTTAAAGTGTTCGTCGACCACCTCGACGAGCAATCATCACCAGTCCTTCCTCATGATCAATCCGAACCTTCCATTCCCCGCCGTTAATCAGTGCCATGAGGTAGGCCACCTCTGCGGCTTTCCTTTTCAGGATCGCTTTGGGGTCGGACGCAGATAGGGCGCCGTTGGAGCTGGCGAGCTCGCCGATGATCTCCTCGTTCTTGGTGGCGTACTTCCGCCGAATCTGGTGAATGATCGCCATGACGCGGGCAACCTCCTAGATCGGCTGCATGTTGCTGACTTCCTCGGGTTTCTCGTCGCCGTGGAAATAGATCAGCTTCGGCTCGCCGAAGTCGCCACTCTCGGGGTCTCCTTCCATCATGGTCGCGAAGACCATGGGCTTCTGTAGCGCCAGGCGCTCGGCCATCCGGCGCGCATGCATGACGCTTGTCACCTGCACCGGGATATCCGGCTTCATCGCGCCACGCTTGGCCGGGGAGAAGGATTGAACCACGAAAAACTCTGCCATGTTCATGCTCCTTGGAATTTTGGGATGCCCTTAGCATGACTCGAAAACAAGAACGCAACAAGAACAAAATTAGGAAAATAGTCATACTCGTTAACGGCTACCATATGTAGCGATTGCACGTTTTGAGAGTCGCTTTTTCTTGTGTCACGGCGGAATCGCGGTATCGTATCTGCGAGGGGAATATTCATGTCGAAGAGAGTTAAACCGCCGCGCGAACGCGCCGCCCGCGCCCTGTGCAGCCACTTCGGCGTGCCGGAGAACATCGTCCGCGACAAGAAACCTATGTGGACGCAATACCTCGATATGGCGGATGCAGCGCTACAGGCCGCATTGTCTCCAGAGGAGTGGGAGAGGATGAAAGCCGAGGGGCCGGACCAGTGATCGCCAGGCGTAAGGGGATGACGCATTGAAATATCGTAACGCCTTTGAGATCGAGAGTGTCGATGAAATATAATCCGTTCAGGCCTAATAGTATCATTGCTCCCGGTATGTTCCATGGTCGCCTTCCGGAGATTGACGCGATCGAGCAAGCTCTCTTTCAGACCAAGAACGCGAACCCCAGTCACTTCATGATCCTGGGTGAGCGAGGTATAGGTAAATCATCTCTATTCTGGATGGTGAAGTGGATTGCAAGCGGCTCGATTAAAGCAACAGGGGGGATCAATTTCAACTTTCTCGTCCTTTCCGTAGACCTTGGTGATGCAGCCACTCAACTAGACATCATCAGGGCAATTGGGCGGGAGGCGAAAGCTGCATTAGGCGAGAGGGATGAACTTCGCGCGCGTGCCAAGGCTTTTTGGGACTGGTGCGCCAACTGGGAAATCCTTGGCGTTCGATATCACAAGGAGGCGGCATCCTTTGACCCTAACGACGCAGCGGACGAACTAGTCGGAAAGTTGGCTGGTCTGTGCAGCGATTTGGGTGATGCGATCGACGGTATAGTGATACTGATCGATGAGGCCGACCGTCCCGGAGAGGAAGCAGGGCTAGGTGCCCTCTGCAAGCTTGTCACCGAACGCCTTACGAGAAAGAACTGCGACCGTGTATTGTTTGGGCTTGCTGGCCTCCCTCCGCTCATCGCTAAGTTGCGCGCGAGCCATGAATCTTCGCCACGGATTTTCACGACCATGGTCCTAGATCCACTTCTCACCCATGAGCGTGAGTTGGTAATTGACAGTGGAATCCGTCAAGCGAACGAAAAAAATGAGATACAAACGACCATCGAAGGAGCTGCCAGCAAACTCCTTGGCGGCTTGTCAGAAGGATACCCGCACTTCATCCAACAATTCGCGTACAGTGCTTTCGACACTGATACCGATGACATTATTTCGCCCCAAGACGTGGTAACAGGGGCGTTTGCTGAGAACGGAGCTTTAGCGCAGCTCGGAAATAAGTACTTCAGCGAAATGTACCACTCGAAAATCGCATCAGACCACTATCGTGAAGTCCTGCATACAATGGCAGAACACTCTGATCAGTGGGTATCTCGAAAAATAATAATTGCAGAGTCGGGGCTACCTAGCACCACTGTAAACAATGCCTTGGCTGCGTTAAAAACGCGAGGGATCATACTGGCCGATGAGAGCCGAAAAGGGCGTGGCTTTTATAGGCTCCCCACGCGATCATTTGCTGCCTGGATCAACGCGATTCAGTCAGTCGAGAAGGAAAGTGGCATATCAATTAGCGCCAGCGAATAGCGCGCATCCTTGAAATTCGCGGCCGCGCTATTACCACTTACTACCACTTACTACCATGTGCTCAACCCGCCCTCACCGGCGGGCTCTTTCATATCGAAATCATCCGATCCCACACGGGCGCTGAGCCCAAATCTCTCGGATGATTTCCCGCGCACGACTTGCCGCTAGGTGCATCCCTTGAGCCGCGACATCAACAGTTCGAAGTTCACCGACCGGCCGTCACCTATAGTGAACTCTCTCTGAACGTGATCTACGCCGTTTCTGCCGTGATACCAGCGTGACATTGGCGCCTGCATCTTTCGGCGTTTAAGCGTCCTCGAAAGACGGAGGTTGAAAAAAGCCGCCCGTTCGAGTTATGAATCGCCTAGCGGAAGCAATGGATCAAGGATGCCTAGAGATATACTGAAAGCGCTCCCGGAAAAAGTGTCGGAAACGCTTGCCTTTATGAAGGTGCCCGAGACTGCGGAGACCGAGGCGCGAATTATAGAGGACTTACTAGTTTACGGCGTACGGGTGAGCCGGCGAACCATGAAGCGGTACAAAGCACGCTTGCCGAATGGAAGGTATATAGCCGCGCTCAACTTTTTCGATCTTGAGCGTATGCTTAGAAAGCTCCAGTGTGACAACGCCAATCTGACTCCAGAGAGAGCGATTTCCGTGGCTGGTCCCACGTAGCACCGGCCCACTCCTCCCCCGCGATACCGAGCCAAGGGTATCGCCTTTTGTCCCGCCACTGCGCGGGGCTTTTTCGTTCCTGCATCCCCTCGCCCGGCCGGTTCGTCCTGCCGGGTTTTTCGTGAGGTGATTCTATCAGGTTTGGTGACGGCGGCAACATAAAGGGTATTTTATATACCTCGCCCTATTGACTGCACAGGGTACATTATGTACCTTCTCTTCATCACCCCGACACACCGGGAACATGAGGAGCAAGCGATGTCACACTGGGTCGAGTACCTGCCGGAAGTTGGAAGGCCGATGCTCAAGCGCGGCGAAGAGCTTCATGAGATGGCGGAGGAAATTGGCCGCCTTACGCGAGAACTCATCGCGGCAGAGGATAGGCACAAGAAAGCGAAAGCCGCCCTGGAAGCCGACGTTCGCCAGTTTTGGTCCGCTCAAGAGGTCATCGACGCTGAGGCCGCGTGGTCCAAATCGTTCCGTTCCTCGGATTTGAGGAAGCCGACTATTCCGGCCTGATCCCCATCGGCATCCGCCTCTCCCATGGGGCGGATATCGATAGAGATGAACCTGAGGAATCCGACATGCATCGCACTCAGTTCTGCACCGCCCGCGAAACGATCATGATCAAGCTCGCGACTTCGACCGGCTTCTACTTCGAAGAAGGCGAGCGCCACGGCAAGACATACGACAACCTTCGCCACTGCGTCACGCGTCTGACGATGGACAATGCGGCGGCCTACCTGCGCTTCGACCTCGACACCCTTTCGGCCGAGGACGTCACCGAAGAATTCGCCGCCGAATGGCTGCAGACGTTCAAGGGCTCGCCGGAAGACGAAGACCAGCTTCCCATCTACGTACGCACCTCGCAGGCGTGGGACGCGTGGTGTGAAGCCTACACCGTCGAGAACGGCCTTGCTTTCACGCGGGGCGGGCACGGCACGCTCAATCATCGCCAGCAGTTCGGACGCTGACCATGCGTCCGGTCTACCTCATCCTTGAGGAAGCAAACACTGGCGCTGCCAAGCACGGCAACGCCTGCCTGGTCCTCCTCTCCATCATTGTTTTCGCAATTGTCTTCGGTCTCGGCGCGACCGTTGGCCCGATCAATGTGTGAGGCGCGGCAGATGACCCCATACGAGACCTTTATGAATGGCGCGCGGCTGGCTCGCAATATTGCCGCCGGATGCCTCGTCGAAGCCAAAACGGCCGACACGGCACGCGGCTTCCAACTCCTCGCTGAACACGACCGGCACATCGAACGTGCCGAGGACTACGAGATGCGCGCCAGTTGGTACGCGCCCGAAATCGCACAGGAGATAGCAGCATGAACGCCTTCGAACGCTTCAATATTCGCAGCCTGTCCCCGACGATGATCGCACAGTGGGATGCCGCCCCGGCAACGCTCATCCTTCGCCGCCTCTATGGCGTCAAGGGCAAGGCCAATGCCAAGATGTGGCGTGGCGATGCCGTCGAGGCCGGCCTGAACTTCTGGCTTCACAACCGCACTCGTGAAGATGCAATGGCAAATGCCAAGGCGTTGGCCGTCGACACGTTCTGGCAGCGCGCCGAGGGCGAAACATCGGAAGAGATTGAAGACGTCCTCAAGGGCGTTCCAGGCATGGTCGAACAGGCCGTGATCGCAATCAGCACCATGCCGTCGAACGTCATCGGAACGCAATTCGGTGTCGAGGCCTTCCTTGACGACGTCGATGTCCCGGTCTTCGGCAAGATAGACTTCCTCTTCGAGGACAAATCCATCGTCGAGTTGAAGACGACGACGCGCTGCCCGTCGAAGCTCGAAAGCGTTTCGATCTCCCATCGCTGGCAGGCGGCGCTCTACGCCAAGGCACGCAGTGTTCCGGTCTCCCTCACCTACGTCACCGACAAGAAGTGGATTTCCTTCGAGATCCAGCCCGACGATGTTTCGCTCGTCACGATGCGGCGCGCGGCCCTGAGCCTTCAAAAGGCACTTGTCAGCACCGAGGACGGCGAAGCGCTGCTCCGCTCGCTCTCGCTGAACGTCGAGAGCTTCTACTGGGATGACGAAGTCATGCAGGCCTACGAGGACGCGCTCGAAGGGAAGCTCAAGCTGCTTGTCGGCCCAGGCACCGAAAGCCTCGCGGCTCAAGGATATGTCACGTTCGGGAAGCACTCGGGCAAGCACATTTCCGAGCTGCCGCAATCCTACCTCGACTGGCTCCTCAATCCGAAGCTTTCCGACGGCGGTTTTTATGACGTGCCGAAGGAACTGCAGATCGCGATTGCGGACATGCGGGAGGCCGCGTGATGGCCGACAACCTCGACATCTGGAACCGCTTCGCTGACATCGACCCGAAGTTCACGAAGCCTATCACCGGGCGCGACTACGGCGGCACGTCGCCGAACCCGCAGTATGTCATCATGTGCCTGACCGAGATGTTCGGACCATGTGGCAAGGGCTTCGGCTGGTCCGTTCTCGCAGAAGATTTCAAGGAGATGGGCGGTACATTCCTCCACTGGTGCCGTATCCGCTTCTGGTGGAAGGACGAGGAAGGCGAACACAGCGTCGAAGAATACGGCCAGACCAAAGCCGCCTACGTCACCAGCAGCGGAAAGATGCGCGTTGACGAGGACGCCCCGAAGAAGAGCCTAACCGACGCCATCATCAAGGGTGCCTCTCATATCGGTGTCGCCGCCAACATCTTCCTCGGCCGTTGGGACGATCAGAAGTATGTCGCCGAGGTGAACCGCGAGTTCCGCGAGGAAGAAAAGAAGCAGTCCGCCCCGAAGTCGATTTCCGCAGCCGAGCAAAAGCGCCAGCTCGCCGAAATCGATAATGAACTTCTCGACGCGCACACGACCGGCGACGTCAAGCGGCTCTTCGACATCTGGTTCAGCCTCGCCGAGCGCGACGGATGGTCGAAAGACTACTGGGATGCTGCGCGCCGAAAGTTCGCCGCCAGAAAGAAGGAGATCGAAGACGCCGATGACTTCCCGGGCGACAAACCGGGCAGACTGACCGACGCCGATCTCCGCAATCACCCAATGAACGCGGGGTGATGCCATGGCGACCAACAACCGCATCGTGGACACGGAACAGGCCCGCGAGCAGCTTCACAAGTTCATCGCCGGCAGAAAGCTGCCGTTCACGGCCAGCATCACCGACGGCAAGCACCGAACCAACGACCAGAACAGCCTCCAGCGGAAGTGGGTTCTGGAGATATCGGCGCAGCTCGGCGACCGGACCCCGGAAGAGGTTCGCGGCTACTGCAAGCTTCATTTCGGCGTGCCGATCCTTCGGAACGAGAACGACGTTTTCAAGGCCGAATATGACGCCGTGATCATGCCGCTTCCCTACGAGCACAAGCTCAAGCTCATGATGGTTCCGTTCGATTTCGGCGTCACCCGGATCATGACGACGCGGCAGAAGACTGACTACCTCAACGCCATCCATCGTCATTTTTCCGAGCAGGGGCTCATTCTGACGAACCCTGACGATCGCAAGTACGGAAGGGCAGCATGACCAGCACCATCATCGTCAAGGCTCACCCGCGCCGCAAGCCTGAGAAGCCGACCGACCCATTCCACGCCGATATCCAGCTTTTGCTTGCCCGCCGACGCTCCACCGCTGTTGAGCGGGATTTGATCAAAGCTTTCGAAACGCTCAAGCGCTTTCAGGAGAAGCGGCGCCAGCTCGACGGTATCACGGAAGGGCTGATCTGATGGCCCGCACCGTAGACGAATGGATCGGGAAGACCGATGATCACCGCGCCCCGAAGAAGGTTCGCGACCGGTTATTCGAGCGCGACAACCGCTGCCACCTTTGCAGCCAGCCTATCCAGGTTGGCCAACGCTGGGACCTTGACCATGTTCAAGCGCTGATCAACGGCGGTGAGAACCGGGAAAGCAATCTCCGGCCGGCACACCTCAAGTGTCACAAGGAAAAGACGGCGCGGGACGTAGCGGAAAAGGCGAAGGTCGCGAAGATTCGCATGCGCCACAACGGCAGCGCGCGGCCGGCCGGCAAGCTCAAGTCCGCCCCCTTCCCCAAATCCGACAAGCCGAAGAAGCCGGTCGTCTACCGGCCCTGCACCTTTTACCGCGAGGAATCGAGATGACCGAGATCTACAAGGACGGCCCGCTGAAAGGTCAGGCGTCTGTCAATGCGCTCATCAGCGCCGACGCGGTGAAGTGGCTGCAACACGCCTCAAAGGAGACGGGATATTCGCTTGAGCGTCTGGTTGAGATCAGCGCCGAGGAAGCCGCTTTGTCCTACGCAAAATCAGCCAAACTTCTGAAGGCAGGTGAAGCATGAGCGACCTGTCCTCACTCATCGCACGACTGGAGAAGGCGGAAGGACCGGATAGGGAACTTGATGCTCGGATTTGCTGGGCGCTCTGTCTTGAGCCGTGGGCCGGCACTGAAGAAATATTGCTGTCCCATTTCAGCGCCGGCAGCAGGATCGATAGGGAAACTCCCGCCTTTACCTCCTCCATCGACGCCGCCGTATCTCTGGCAGAGCGAGTGCTGCCGGGTCATCAGGTCAATGTGACACGTTTCACCTCGACCATGGCGCGCGCCTCCATCGGCAACCGCTGGCTGGCCGCAGAGAATCACAAGACGCCGGCCCTTGCTCTCGTCCTCGCCACCCTCCGCGCTCTTGATCAGAAAGGCGGGACGGAATGAGAAGCGCCCGCAAATTCATCAAACCGTCTTCGGGCTGGGGATCGGAGGGCACGCGCCGGAAGATTTGCACCAGCCTCACACCGGAAGTCATGGAGCAATTGAGCCTTCATGCCGAGCGAGAAGGCAAGTCGATCTCCTCCACCATTGCCGACCTCGTGAGGATCGGCCTTGATCAGAAAGGCTCCTCCAATGGGTGAGAACGTGAAGCATACCCGCGCCCCATGGGAAGTTGTGCAGGGTTCAACGACCGGTCGCCTTGTCGTGTCCCCTATGTCTCCGAAGTCAAAGCGGAATGTGGCGCACGTCGGTGGACCAGACCGTGATGCCAACGCCTGCCTGATCGCTGCGGCTCCTGAACTCTTGGAGGCTGCACGGCGGTTGGTTTCGACTTACGCCGATTTCCAAGATGGGAACGGAGAGGCTTGTCAGGATGTCGAATTTGCCAAAGCCGCCATAACCAAAGCGGGGGGGCGCCCATGACCTCCCCCGTATCAGCCATAGAGGCAATAGAGAAGGCAATGGAAGGCGTGACGCACGGCGATTGGTATCTGGCCGGCAAGTTGACGATCCGCCACGCGTCGCCAGTCGGCGGCACTCACGGGTGGATAGGCAAGGTCAACTGGCAGAACGGCGAGGCAAACGCCGCCTACATCACCGCCTGCTCCCCCGACAGCATGCGTGAAGTGCTCGCCCTCGCCCGCCAGGCAGAGGCGTTGCAGCGGGAGAATGCGGAGCTGCGGTCCATGTTGGAACGATGCGCTCCGGCCGAGCGCTCGAAATCATGGCTTCCCGTCCCTCTGTGGAACGACGCCCGCGCACTCCTCGGAGGATCTGAACATGCAGAGTGAACTCAAGCCCTGCCCGTTCTGTGGCAGCGACCACATCTGCCCGAGTTCTTGGGACATCCAGTGCCAGGGTTGCAAGGCGATGATGCCAGGCGAGCCCGAAGATGCATCTTCCCGTTGGAACCGTCGCGCCCTCACCGCCGCCCTATCCGATCAAGAGCGGGCGGTAGAGGTGAAGGATGGTCTTCTCAATGATGTTCTGGATGATATCAGAGTTTATCGCGACCAACTTCCTGAAGAGGGGGAATCTTGGGAAAGCTGGTATTTTGCTGCGTTCGATCTAGCATTCCAGCGCGTCAAAGAGACATTCAGGCGGTTCCAAGTCCGCTCCGCCCTTGTCGATGTGCCGGTAGAGCCGGTGAAGCCGGACTGGTGGCAGGACGAGGAAGCGGCCGAACGTGAGTTCACCGAATACTTCGTCAGGAATTATCCTGGCCCCGACACGATCATCTACGACCCGAAATGGCATGCTCCCAAGCTGTTCCGCGCCGCCAAGCACGCGTTGCTCGCTACCAAGGCATCTCCCCATAGAGAAGGAGAGGACAGCGCGGAGGTAGACCGGCTCCGCGCCCCATCGCCGGCATCGAGCATCGCACGGCGCAAGAAGTCTTCGACATCATGGCCGATCGCATTCGCCTCGCCGCCACGCGCAGCGCTTCCGCCACAAGTGCGAAGGACGACGCTCATGACTGAGATCAAGGTCACCAATCCGGCAACTATCGCCCGGTTTGTTCAGTCGCTCGCCGAACATGGCGTCAAGCTCCCACTGTTGCAGTGCCCCGACGATGCGGGAACGCTACTCGATGCGGACGAAAACCCCGTGCTTGTCGTCGATGTCAACCGCGAGCGGTCAGATGAGGACGTCGCGTGGATCGTCGGCATGATCCAGGTGGCCGTCAACACCTGCGGCGGCTTCAAAGCCACCATCGTTCCGAACGGAGGGCGAGACAATGCCTGACCTGATTCTGCGCCCTTCAACCCTTGTCGAGGGCAAGCCGTGGGCCTTGCAGCTTCGCTATCACGAGAGCGTCGGCCCGACAGAGTATTTCACGATCACGCGCGTCAGCGATGAGCTGGGCCGGTCTATCGTGGACGCCGGCGCTCCGTTCTTCCTTTTCGGGGACCCGAAAGAGGAGCTTGCCCACGCTCTCCCGCCAGATGTTGTCGCCCTCGTCATCGCGGCGCGCGAGTTCTGGGACGTCAACAACGATCTCAGCGAAGAGAGCCAGGCTCTCGACAAGGCGCTTGAGCGCTTCGCCGAGAAGGTCCCTTACGAGAACCACCCCGACGACGCCAGCAAACCGACCGGAGGTGACCATGTTGAATAAGATCGAGGCCCAGGAGCGCCTCGTACACTCACCGGGCCTCTCTCAAGATCGCGGGCAAAGCCTCTACGATCAAGCCGTCAATTTAGCCGTCTGTGGAATAGAACATGCGCGCAGACGCTTCGATTATGGATCGATGTTTTCGCGGATCAAACTGCGCGGCGGGGAAAGTCTCGAAGAGGTACCTCGCAAAGCTTTCTTTATTGTCTTCGGAAGCAGCGAACCAAGGTTGGGATGTGATCTCATCGAAGATATCCTTCAGAGCGCCAAGCTCGTCCGGTTCGAAAGCACCTTTAGGAGTGGGATACATCATACAAGCCCTCCGCAAACTCACCCGGAGCGCAGAATAGCCCCGAGACTTGCGGCCTTCAAGATATCCCCAAACGCTTCGAACGGAGGCTCGGATGAACGCTGAACAGCTCCACATTTTGCAGCATTCGCTCGGCCTCGACCCTTGCGGCCGGGGCACCATGTACCGCAACAGCTTCGTCACTGGAGCCGGCAGCACCGATCATCCGGCCTGCATGGCGCTAGTTGCGAAAGGCTTCATGACGCGCCGTGCCAAAGTCCAGCTTTATGGCGGCGACGACATTTTCACCGTCACGGATGCCGGCAAGCGAGCGGTCGTTGCCGAAGGCCCTAAAGCGCCCGCCAACTTAGCATCTGGAACCTCCCCTATCCGCCAGAGAGGAGAGAGCGAATGAAGCTGACAAAGCCTCAACGGGAACTGCTGCGAGACGTGGCGAAAGGTGGGAATGCCGCCGAGGAGTACCCGCCGGCACGCAAGCTTATAGAACTCGGCCTCTGCATCCGTGAACGAGTTGGCATATCCAGCATACTGAGGATCACCCCCGCCGGCCGCAACGCACTGGATAAGGAGCGGGGATGACGGCGAGCGATCTTTTGACAACAGTCGAGGCGGCCCACCTCCTCACCATCTCAACGAAGACCTTGCGGGAACACGTCAAGGCGGGTGAAATTGCGTTCATACCCACCGGCCGTGGGGAAAAGCGCGTTCGGATGAGCTTCGATCGCCAGGACATCCTTGATTTCATCGAGCGCCGCAGGAAACGAGCATGCCCGTCTACAAGCACCCCAAGTCCCCCTATTACCAAATTGAGTTCCAGCTCCACGGTCATTCGTTTCGAGGATCTTCAAAGACCAAGAACAAGAAGGAAGCCGAGGCCCTAGAGCGCGAGTGGCGCGCCCAAGCTGCCAAAGACATCAAGGAACGAAAGCGCTCGGTTTCCGGCCCGCCGACGCTTTCCATGGCCGCTGGCCGCTATATGACAGAGGTGATGACAGGAAAAGCCTCAGAAGCTGATACCTATCGGTCGCTCGAACGCCTGATCAAGTCGATAGGCGGCGCGACCCGAATGGACCAAATCACGGACGCCCATGTGGCGAGCTTCATCGCTAAGCGCCGCAAAGACCATCGTTACGGCAAGAAGAAGAAGCAAGACGACAGCGCTATGGGCGTAGTTTCGAACGCGACGATCAATCGTGAAACGGCCGTCCTCAAGCGCCTTTTCATGAGAGCGCGCCGTACTTGGAAGTTAACGCTGCCCAACGAACCAGACTGGAGAGGACACATGCTGCCTGAGGAGGTGGAACGTGTCCGCGAGATACACGAGGATGAAGCAGACATCCTGTATTCTGGACTACGGGATGACTACCTGCCCTGGCTCGAATTCGCTCATATGAGCGGCCTGCGCCTCAATGAAACGCTCCTGCGCTGGACTTCGGTCAATTGGAAAACCGGCCTGATACGAACCAAGGGCAAAGGCAACAAATGGGTCGTGACCCAAATCACACCATCGATCCGGTCAGTTCTCGAGCCTCTTGTCGGTCATCATCCAGAATTCGTGTTCACCTACGTGGCAAAGCGCACGTCCAAGGCGGGGAAGAAGATCCGGGGGCAGCGATATCCCCTCACATATTCCGGCATTCAGAGCTACTGGCGGCGCTTCAAGGAAAAGAGCGGGCTCGATGATCTGCGCATACATGACATTCGGCATGACGCAGCGTCCAAGATCGTCCGAGAAACGGGAAATTTGAAGGTCGGACAAAAGCTGCTGAACCACAGCTCGGTATCCGTGACGGCAAAGTATGCGCACGTCCTGGACACCGAAGTTGCCGAGGCAATGGAAAGGGTCGCAAAATCCCGGAATAATTCCCGGAATAGTCAAAAGGATGGCTCTTAG